CGTATAGAAATCATTATGCAACACCCCGTGTGTAATTTTCCCACGCCATATAATTCTTACCACGTTCATTTGGCACCGTGTAATTCAACTGATAGATAGAACCTGCAACCGGGGAATACATACTCGTGGTATAAACAGTGGTATTCAAATCTACATCTTTCAAATAGAAATCTATCTGTGTTGTCAAGTCCGTCATATCTTGGAACGACCAGAAGAATGTTACATTAGCCGGATCTGGTTCAACCGCCCAGACTTTGGTATTTCCATTTGCATACAAGTCATCCCATATATTATCAGTCGTAGTAGATATTGTAATGAACCGGAACTGATATTCTGCTTCCTGTGGATACACCTGATAATAATTAGAATGACCACCATACGTTATTACAATGTCGTATTTTAAAGTGCTTAACATTGTAAACACGACTGCTCCCATATTATCAGTAGAACCAGACATTATCAATGTTCCATTAAGAGCCTGATTTGCATCTGCAACATTCATCCCATAATTGGAAATTAAATCACTAACTCCATACGGCAAAGTAGTAGAATTGAAACGAGCACTTACATTCGCTCCAATGAGCGGATTTCCATATATATCCACGATTTTAAATAGTGCTGTTTTCGGAGTGTACCAAGTGGTAGAAACCGATGATACTATCTTCGTCATAAATATATTTTCTGTGAGATTTGTATTTACGAAATATGTTACATAGTTAGTATCATAACTATTTGCCGTAACCGTAAACGAATGCTGCCCGGCAGCATATGTTCCCGAGAATATTCCACTCGCGGATCTAATGACAGAACCATTATCATCAACAACCGAAGCATTATTAGTTATTAGATTTCCAGACGAAGAATCTTTAACATATAATACCACAGAATATTTATATGTCAGAATCAAATCTGCACGCCCGCGTGTTGCCGAAGCAGTTATATAATTACTCGATGTTTTAGTATCCGACCCATAAGAATTTGTTGCTGTCAATATAACTGTATACACACCATAACTACTGTAAGTGTGAGATGGATTTTGTAACGTAGACGTACTGCCATCTCCGAACGTCCACGACCACGAAGAGGGGGAATTTATAGACGTGTCGGTAAACTGTACAGACAACGGGGTAAACCCACTTGTTGGCGTTCCGGTAAACGATGCTGTGGGAGGTTGTGGTGTTGTAGCATTTACATAATATATTTTTGAACTAGATCCAATTATATTGGTAGATGTTAAATTCACCGTATAATTTCCGGCAGTTGAGAAAGTGTGTGATGGGTTTTGCGAAGTGGATGTGCCGCCGTCACCAAACTGCCATAACCGTGAAGCAACCGATCCTGTTGTTGTGTCAGTGAAATGAACTGTTAATGGGATGAAGCCACTATGAGGGGTGTATGTGAAGTTGGTAATGGGTGGTGATGGGGTTGTTACTGTGATATATGATGTTTTTGTTATAGTGTTCGCACCTCCAAGATTCTGAGCATACATAGTTACACTATAAACACCCGGTATTGTATATGTATATGATGGATTTTGCAATAACGACTGTGGTGTTCCCCCGCCAACAAAATTCCACCACCAATAAGTAGGCGAATTTGTAGATGTATCGGTAAACTGCACGGTTAATGGGGCATCACCACTTGTTGGTGAACCAATAAATGATAATACCGGAGATGGAGGGACTGTCACCGAAACATAATTTGACATCGTTATTGAACTATTCCCCCAATTGTTTGTAACATTTAACCGTATCGAATACGTACCGGCAGTTGTATAGGTATGCGTCGGGTTCTGGCTGGTGGAGGTTCCGCTGTCACCGAATGACCAATTCCATGTTGTAGGGTAATTTTGTGATGTATCGGTAAATTGAACTGCTAGAGGCATATAACCACTCGTTGGTGTTCCCGTGAAAGATGCAACTGGCGCAGGTGGTGTTGCAGTTATATTGATATAATTAATTTTATTTATAGTTCCCACCCAATTGTTGCTAGCATAATGAAATACAGTATATAATCCGGGGGAAATATATGAATGCGTAGGATTCTGATCTGTAGAATTTGTTCCATCGAGACTGGTACCATCGCCAAATGTCCATCCCCAAGAGGTGGGATTATTAGTAGAGTTATCAGTGAACTGTATCGGATAATTAGTATATGCTACTAACGGATAAGCATAGAAATCAGCAACCGGAGCTATATCGATAACCAAAACCCCATTATTATATACTCCAAGTGTCGAACTATTCCCATATGGATTTGTAACATTTAAATGTGTATCATATTGTCCATAATGCCAATAAGTGTGCACGGGGTTTCTCACCGTAGAATTTGTAGTGTTTCCGTCTCCAAAGTCCCATAACCACGAAGTTGGATAATTAGTTGACGTGTCAGTAAATTGTACTGTAAATGGAGTATTGCCATTAGAAGAAGTAGGAATAAACGACGCAACCGGCGCTGGTGTTGTCACATTAACCCATGTTGTTTGTGAAGAAATATTACTTCCAAGACTATTTGTTGCATTAAGTTTTATTGAATTGTTTCCATAGTTAAAAGTAAACGTAGGGTTTTGTAATGTGCTAAATGAAATGGGCGTATTGTTTTCCGCTATATTTGTAGCAGTCCAATTCCACAAAGTAGGATAATTTGTTGAAGTATCTGTGAACTGCACGGTTAGAGGAGTTGCGCCCGTAGTTTGATTTGCAGTGAAACTAGTGACTGGGGGTGAGGGGTATACTGTGACATAAGCACTATAAGTCATAGTATGCCCACCCCCGTCGTTTTGTGCATATAATGTTACATCATAAGTTCCAGTAGATGTATAAGTATGTATTGGATTTTGTACATTTGTATCCCAATAAGTTCCATTATTACTATCTCCGAAATGCCAGAGCCAATATGCGGGATCACTGGTTGATGTATCAATAAATTGTACCGTTAATGGTGCAAGTCCCTGTAGTGGCGTAGTGCCATTGGTAAAACTTGATTCCGCTGGTGTATGGAATACATAAACATAATTGTAAGTCGAATTAAACCAACTTGTTCCATTACTATTACTCGCAGAATGTTTAACGAAATATTGCCCCGGAATATTATAAGTAAACAATGGGGATTGCACGGTAGATGTATTACCATCACCAAACTCCCAATAGTAAGAGTTCGCATTTATCGAAGTGTCAGTGAAATTAACTGTAACCGGTACTATACCAGTTACTGGAGTATATGTAAAATTAGCAATGGGAAACAATGGTGTTACCACATTAATGTAATCTGTCTTCGTAGTAGTATTAGTTATAGTTCCATTTTCAGACATATATGCATGAAGTGAAACATTTTTATACCCAGAAGTTACATATGTATAAACCGGATTTTGCGCTACCGAATAGTTTCCATCGCCAAAACTCCAATTCCATGCGTCAGGATACCCACTACTATTATCAGTAAACAAAACCGGGTTGTTAATATATAATGATGTAGCATTTGCTGTAAAATCGGCATTAACATTCGGCCATGTTCCGATTATCGCATTTGCCGAATTTGCCTGATTAAAATTCCACCATGTGGAGTTTCCAATGTCATAATAATAACTATTGGTTTTATTAAACGAAAATACGTCAACGGTTCCCGGTTCGGCATATTTTGTATACGTGATATCAAAATCAAATAATGCGTTCGATGGAGCAGTAAATCCAGATGTCTTTGACATATTAACAATTGCATATCCGTTATGAACGGACGAAGAATCTATAGAAAGTCCCGGTATATTAGCAGAAGATTCATTAATGCGAATGTTATTAACCGAAACGTGAGATGTATCCCACGTGAAATTAACAACTACATGGGTTGTATTTGAAGAAATATTTCTAGCGATGGCCGTACCAACATATGGGGTTTGATTATTTATTTGAACGTTTGAAGATCCTACTTTATATTGAAGTAATGAATCCGGGTTTGGATCAGTTATTGATGTAACATTCACCCATGTAACCTGCGTAGAGAGATTGTAACCATTTGCATTGGTTGTATTCAATTTAATACTGTAGTTGCCAGCGTTGAATATACCAGTTGTATTTTGTACAGTTGACCAGATGGTTTGCGTATTGTTTCCGCCGGATATTCCCTGATACGACCAGTTCCAAGTTGTAGGTGAACCGGAAGATGTATCATTGAACAATTGTGTTACGGTGTTAGTTCCCGTGATTGTGTTACTTGGTGTGAATGATGAAACCGGAGGTGTTGGGGTAAGATATCTAATAATAACGACACCCGAACCACCCGCACCACCACTCCCTGTATCATAGCACCCTCCACCACCGCCTCCGAATCCATCTGTTCCCGGAGCGGCATTGTTCGCTCCAACACTGCCGTATCCTCCGCCACCTATACCACCGTCTCCTCTGATAGCACCAGTCCATGCGGCTGACGCTCCGCCGCCACCACCACCGGCGTAATATGTCAAGTTGCCAGTAATAGATGAGGATACCCCAGCACCACCAGCGCCTGCACCAGTCGCAGCATAACCATGAGAACCCGCTGCGCCAGCACCTCCACCACCGCCTGTTGGTCTTGCGTCCCCCACCCCCAAATCTGCGTCTCCACCATCATTTCCCTGCGAAGGGGATGCTGGAGGAGTGTTCCCATATCCATGATTTGTTTGCCCGGCTGTTGCCCCCCCACCAGATCCTCCATTACCTCCGGCAGACGAAACTGCACATCCACCACCGCCACCGCCGTTTGATATGATGGTATCGAACGTGGAATTTCCACCAATATTTCCCACCCCATTGGTAATTTTAGTAGCACCACCAGCACCTACAATAACAGCAAGACTATTTCCCGATGTAACCGAATATGATGTATTGTTGCGGAATCCCCCGGCTCCTCCACCGGCACCACCATTTAATCCACCAGATCCGCCGCCTGCAACAACAAGATACTCTACATTACTTACACCAGTTGGCACAGTCCATGTGGTTGTACCAGTGGTATTCCACATTAAAACGGTGTAAGCACCATCCGTAAGTGTATAAGGACTTCCAGTATCAGTCCATGTAGGATCTATAATTAGAGGATATGAAATTGGAATATAATCGTAATATGGGATTGTTACCCCACTGACATCCGTTTCATTTTTTATATCTGTAAGTGTAGAATTGAATATCTGCAACGTCCTGTTATAATCTAAATTGAGTGCAGAACCATCCCACGTATATTCCATATCGATGTGATTACCGGCAGCATCTATACCAAATGGTTTCTCGGCAATGATGCCAACCATTGTATTACCGGAAGTGGCAGAAACTATCTTCCATTGCCCATGATCCCAAGGAATGATTTTAGAATCGTTATCTAAATTAATTGGGAAAGACAGTTGCTTATCTTCTTTTAAGATAATGGTTTCTTTTAAAGATTTTCCGGTATAACGATATGACATTGATACAATTGGATTGTCTATAACAAGCCAGTCTTTTTCACCGGATGTCCATGTAAGATTACCATTATCTGTTTTTGTAACGGCTGGAATAAACGTTGTATTATCAATCGTAGTAGATGTTGCAACAGATAGTCCATTTGTATTGTCAGCGAATGTTACAGCACCGTTTGTTAAATTTACTTCCGTTCCAGATGCAGATGTAACACCCTCGTTTAAATCAACGGCACCTACTACACCCATCAATAAACAAATCAATAAAACAATTAAAATATTTCTCCACTTCATATTACTCTCCCCCTTCGTGCCATACGTTTAACAAACGCCTCAAACCCATAAACACGACCATCCGATGCAATACGTATTTCACCGACTCGATCTAAATGTTCTAAAAAATCAACATCAAACCAAGTACGTATCATATGCTTCTTTTTCCCTTGTGTATTCTTTTTAGTCATAGTCTTCATTGTTTATAGACATTACTAATATTTAAATCTTTCTATTACTCTCCGACGTTAACGATAAGATTTCTTTATATATACGTTCTATAACAACATTCAAATACTAAAACAATAACTAGACGAAAAGTATAAATACTTATTAGTATTAACATTATTATTAGTATGCCTAGAATTCATGAAAAAGATTTAATACCAGAAGGATTTTACTGGTGCCTAAAGTGCCACTGGGCATGGCACCCTAGATCCAAACGAATACCGGTCGCCTGCCCAGATTGTCAATCTCGTCGTTGGAAAAATGGAGAGAAACAACCATGACGCGCATAAAACTCTCGCTTAAACTTGGAATAACAGGCGGTATTATTTGGAGCTTACTTTTCACAGCCTACTATAGTATGCTTCCCTACATCACAATCTCACAAGAACAACGTTTCACCTTCGCATGGCAAAGTGCCACTGTATGTTTCATCTTAATGGTTGTCGTTATTCTTGCGCTGCCGCCTTTGTATAAAGCAATGAAAACCGGGGCAAAAAAACAATGAGACATTTATACATTATTTTACTATTTGCCCTAATCATTACTCCTGCTTTAGCGGATAATGTTACAATAATTACTCCTATACCTACATCAATACCAACTACAATGCAAACGGGTTATATCCCAACACCAACACCTATTCCCACATCCACACCGGAACCTATTGTTATACCGACGCATTATATTTCACAAGGCGAAATAGTATATATCAACGATACTATTGATATATCAGGTGTTGTTGCTCCATACCCACAACTAGCATACTGGAACGGGCGAGATATGTATAACACAAGTGCATCATATATTATAACCTTACCACATGCGAAAGCAGGTTACTATCATTTTTATATAGATCCGTCAATTTTTGAAACACGCACGGGGAAATGGTATAAATATGATGGAACATATGAAACGCACGGAAACAACATTGCATTTGTAGTATATCCACAATCTTACAGAAATAGCACAATGACGTATAGTAATGGAACTATTGTTAACATTTCCGAATTGATTATAAATAATTATACAGATATTGAAATACCAATATCTCCGCCGGTTGAAATCAAACATATATCTGATTATTTGGTTGCTCGTGGAGATCCATTCGTGGTAAAAACAAATGCTACAACAAACATTTGGTTATTCGGTAGAGTTGATAAACTACTTGATTTTAAATCAACAAATTCAACTTTAATTGATATATCAAAAGACGTTCTAACAGGATTTGAACCCGGCACATATACCGTAATGTTACAAACAATAAACGAACGAAACAGTAAATTCTTTACTGTTATATATGATAATACAGAAAAAGAAATAAAATGGTTTGATCTTCCATCGTTTAGTATCAAATCATTAGACATAAATGGTTTATCTCCAAAAGTTATTCTCGAAAAATTCTGGCAAATAACCCCGGAAACAATGGATACATTTAAAACATATTCAATGGAATATCAATTGCCAACAATCGAAATTCAAAGCGTGTCGGAAAAACTTACTCCGAATGAAACTATAAATCAAGCAGGTGTAGTTGAATATAATACCAACGTTAGTTACATCCAAGTAAAAGGATACACCAATGTTGCAATAGGTTCGCCATTAAAATTCATCATTGATGAACAGCAACAGGATTCCAAAACACTGGAGTCACATACAACAATTGCCGTTACAGCAGGAAGTAACAACCCGGGAGATATGAGATGGTTTGATGTTACAATTCCAGTCTATAAATATAATATGTGGCTGGGAGATCATACAGTAACCGCTTATACAAATCTATCTACTGGCGGAACAGTATATACATTCGTAATATATTCCGCTCCATTAGATGCATATATTCCACCAAAAACAATACGTTATATATCGGGAGAATATGGACCGGAAGAATTTATTCCAACGCCAACACCAATCATTCAAAATGTAACAGTCACGGTGCCCGGACCAACACAAATAGTTACTGTAAAAGTTACGCCTTCCGATGAACAAATAAAGACTCAACAAAAAATAATTGCTGATGAAAATATAAAGAAGTGGGCAACGCGAATAATAATAGGAGCAATAATTATTGGTGTGGTCTGGTATTTAATTTCTATATATCTACGTAGAAAGGAATTGAAATGATTGACTACATCCACACGGCTGCTTATGTCGGAGTAATTTCTACACTCCTTTATTTAATCCCACTTTGTTACTGGGATATAAAAAACCGCTCAATACCAAAATGGTCTTTCATTCCACTCATAATAGTTAATGTTCCGGCTTTATTACTCCTTTATACTAACGGATTACCATTTGCTTATATCGCATTGTCGTGTTTGATGACCGCACTATTTATATTTTTATTTACCAAAAATTGTTATCGCGGAGCAGATGCGCGATTTCTGATATTGATTTCATGGTTCTGTATTTTAAATCCATTAAACCCTGCTGATAGTAGTAACATCTTTCAAATTATATTTATTATAATGCTGGCATTTACTTCTATCATATGGATGATATGTGTTTATTTTTATAACCGACGTGCAGGAAACAAAAATTTAAATTTATGGAATAAGTTTAATAATTACCCACGCGGTTCCCCGTGGATGCTTCCGATTGCAGCAGCGGTTATTTTAACGGCGGTATTTGCATGATTGATGAATTGATACTAATTTTTGTTAATTTAATACTCATCCCTCTAGCAGTATTAAATCCGGATAATAATATGGTTACAACCATGTTAATTCCATTATTTATAATTGATGTTATTTATTTCGTTGTATATGTAATGGGTTCATTCTTATTCAAATCTTTGGAAGGTGATAATGTGTGATGGAACCAGAAATAATAGTAATAGATAAATTCGAAGTGTTCTACACGTGGTACTGTTGGTGGAAAGATCACGGTGGAATGCATTATTTTGGTTGGGATGATGGAAATTATATTATTGAAGGTTTAAAAAATAACCCCGCCAAAATAATAAGATTGGGAAGAAAACAAGGATGGTGGAAAGATTGAAAGACAAATCAAACCGGATTAAAATGGACAAAATTAAATTGCCGCAATGCTTTGGAACGCATAACGAAAAATCAAAAGAATGTTTTGAATGCTGTATTTGTGAATCGTGTTATAATTTGAAGGAGAAATAAAATGGCAACCCGTGAAGAAGAAATGGCAAAACTTCGTGACCGTTACGCACGACTACAAAAAGGTGATACACCTGTAGAAAAACCAAAACCACGAGAAGAATCACCAATTATAAAAACAAAGGTAAAAAAACCACGCTTAAATTTAAAACCATATTTATTCCTTATTGAAAACGACATCAGGAAATTATTCCGACTTCCACAGAAAGAATGGAAGGTTGGCGGGTTGAAGTTTGAAACAATAGATAAACCATTAAATCTCGAATGGTTGGAAAAGAAAGGGGGGAAACTTTTCTAATCTTCAGTTTCCATTTCTTGAATGAAAGGTTCTTCTTGCGGATAATTATCCATTTTTTCCGGGTCTATTTCAGAAAGGTTTTCCAGATTTCTCAATTCTGTTTTGTCATTAGAATATTTTTCAAGTATATTATTTGCGCGTTCTATTAATTCTTGGCGTAATTCTTCCCATAATTTTAATGCGGTATTTTTGAAAATACAAATGTATCGTGTGTTTGTTTCTTCACAATCTTTAGTTCCAACCAAATAAACTTTCATGCTAACTCCATTGAAAGCGCGCGCCGAAATTCTTGCTTCCTTATTTTCCTTTGATGTTTCTGATCTAGTTCCGGGTTTTTACAAGATCCACAATGCCCCATACAGAGCGCGCGGTATGGATGGAATGCAAAACCATACTTATGAACGGCACGGTCGAAAAGTCCTAATGTATAACGATGTGCTTTTTTAATGATGCGGTTGTAGATACGAAGTGTTCTTGACATCAAAATAGTATATGTGTCAAAACTATTTAATTATTTCTAAAAAAGATTATTTGCAGTTTCCTGCAATCCTATCTAACTCTCTACGCTTTGCTGCTATATCGTGGCATTGCGCTTCGATTTCTTTTGCGGCTTTGCAGATTGCGAGTTGGTCTGCTTCGGGGGTGGTTTTGATAATAGTTGTTCCCACATCAGATCCCGGATATACTTCATAGGCAGGTAAATATGTAATTAAATCAAATGTGAGTGATATCCACGCGCAACATGAAGCACTCATTGCAATGCCCCAAATAGACTTACCATTTACCCATAGACATTCACAAAGAAAAGAACAGAATACCGCCAATGCGAAAACAATTATATTGACAAGATTTGCTTTATCATAAGTTGTTTCTCTTACCCAAATCCCAATGCCATCTACATTTCTAATAAAAGATTTTGCCATTTTTTAACTCCGGTTGCTCTGCAACCAAAATAGATATATGCGTTTATAATATATAAAACCAGTGGTGTAAATCAAATCGAAAAACGATTATTAATAGTAATTATTTTTCGTAGAAATAGATAGCGAACCTCGTTCGTCAACTGCTTACAAATTTCTTCGTAAGCTTGTAACTATGTCAGAGACACGCTACATTTGGCTGGTTGACAGGCAGCCTACTCAAAACAGATATACCATCTTGAGCTATATTACGAGAAGCATTGAGATCAGCATGAAGTTCAAATCCACATTTACAGCATTTAAAAGAGGAACCATTACGATTGCCTTTATAGACATGCCCGCAAATTGAACATTTTTGAGAAGTATAACGAGCATCAATAAATATAACCCTCTTGCCAAGATTTTCGGCTTTATACCGGATAAACTGTTCAAGTTCAAAGAACGACCAATTGTTCAATTTTCGATTAAAAATTTTCCCGCGTCGTTTTTGTACCCGAATTTTAGTAAGGTCTTCAAGAGCGAATACTGTATATTGGGTTTGTATAATTTGCTTCGAGATACAGTGATTAACATCAGTCACAAACCGTCTTTCTCGACCGGAAAGTTTCTTTAACTTTCTTTTAGCAGATCGAGTGCCTTTAGACTGTAATTGAGCTCGGAGATATGCGTACTGCGACCGCGTATTCTTCACTGCCCGGGAATTAAAAAATGTGTTGTCGGAACAGACCGCAATGTTAATAATGCCTCTATCGATTCCAAGAACCATTTGATCGGGAATGATTTTGGGAGTATTCGTTTCAATCTGACAATGCAAATAAAACATATTGCCAGTCTTACGAAGAGACAGTGTAGATGATTTAATTTTCCACGTTAAATATGGTATATAATACTTCGGAACTATAAATTCAACTTTTACTCTACCGTTTGAAGTAGCAATAGTTGCGTAACCAGATTCCAAACAAACCCTAATAACCTGCGAATTATATAACATTGCCGAATGTTCTTTACGAATCGGTTTATATCGACACTTTACCGATTTCAAAGATGCGCAAGCAACATCTCTTGCACACTGAACCAACGAAGAGGGAAAATTGGGTATCAATTCCCGAATTTTATAATAAGTTGATTTATGGCAATCTATCTTATTAGCAGTATGATTATCAAACCCCCAAGTTGAACAAATATTAAATGCGGTTGTATAATCTCTCATTGTTTTAAAAAGAGATATCTTCGCATCAGAAGAAACATTTAGTTTCAACTTGATTGTTCTAATCATATTCATATATTAATACTAATAGTATATATAACTTTCTATTATTGATTTTGATAAAGATTTACCCATTCCGATCCATCTGGTAAAATGAGAATATTTCTAGAAACCGAATTGCTATAGTTGGTAGGGTCAACCTCCATATATCTTCTTGATCCTATAGGGTCTCCGGTAATAGACCCAACCGGAATTAATAATTTAATTCCATTAGATATCATTTTAATGCAACGGGTTGGATTCGAACCAACAATGTAAGTCAAATGGCATGCCTCACTTACGTTTTCCCAGTTAAACTACTGTTGCTTTTAATATGTTCCCTTTCCACGCTTATGAGGAACAACGGGTCTGGTTCCCAAAGGAATCTTCCGCGTGCCAGACCCGATGACCGGGGTGGGATTTGAACCCACGTATCAGCAACCTATTAGGTGATTGCCTGCGATGGCCTTTCACCGCTTTGCCACCCTGCCAAATATGTATAGGATGTTTAAGAATAAATACTTTTTGATTTAAATTGACTCGTCAATGGGTATATCCTATGAAAGATGTGTCCCAATAAAGGGTATATCCCATTTGACATTTGATAATATAAGGATAATGAGGATTTGAACCTCATTCGCAGGACATTACCCTACTAACCACGGTGCTCACCGAATCAGTCTAATGTTGGCTAAAGGTGGTCTTTCAACAACTAGCAACCTATCCTTACGCCTTTGTGTACACGCAGGCGCAAACCAGAGATGAGATTTGAACTCATTATTCAATTTCTCGCGCGAGATTGGGTCTCTTGTGGAACTTGGCATCCCGTTCTCGCGGTGCGAGTTGACAACACATCTTTTGTGTTTCTCTGGTAATAATTAATCCGGATTTTGGTTCTTGGCTCCGGTCGCCTCAACCACCTTGTTACTGCCCCGATTGGTGTAATCCCGCACGGGGGGGGTGCGCGGTGATTAACGTGATAGCACATTAACTCACGTAGCATTGTTATTTTGGTTGCTTCTACCTCAATTACGCTTGACGTTCGTAATCTACGACCATACTTCCACAGTGATATCACTTCCGTGGTTTCTGGATAGGGCTAGGGTGAGTCGAACACCCGCCGCCGGCTCCAAAGGCCGGCATTAATCCGCTAAACTGTAGCCCTTCTCGTTTGTCAAGAGAATGTATTATTTGCCCTTGTGTGTTTCCATTCTCTTGACATATCCATATACGCTCGCTAAATATTTATACCTTTTCATCCAACGGACAATCTTCCGGAAACTCTCTTTCTACCAAGTCGCAAAAAATGTCAACATTATTATCAACGTCAAAAATCTTTTTATTTAACACCGAACACCAACACTTCTCCTCGTCGTCGTAGTTGTGGTAGAAGTTTCTGCATAATGAATTACAGTGTGCAATTTCATACGAGACGATTTTGGTTTTCATTTAAATCAAATCCAACAGTGATTGAATAAACATAAAAATTAAAAAGAAATCTTATTTTTTCTTGTTTAAGTAGCAACACTTTCCCACATAATAACACCTTTAATTCCATCTTCGATTGGTTTAATTACTCGTTTCGTCATACATGATGTCACCTCTAATTTCTTTCCGTTTCTTCGTCTTCAATATTCAATTCATCTTCTTCGATCAACACTTTCCATCCAAGACTCCGAATTTTAACAAACATCTTAAACAACCCCTTTCATTATTCTTTCTGCTTTCATAATATTTATATCTTTCTCAATCTTTTCATTCAACTTCTCCGCCATCGCATACAACTCTTCTTCTGTATATCCTTCCGGTGCAACACTCAAAGCATTATACGCTGTAGGTTCTACTTTCCTTTTCCACAGATTTTGATCATTTACTATTGTTCCGTCAATAATTGGGATCTCATATTCTATCCAATATCCTGTTATCATTGTGAATATTAATTCGCCGTCGATTTTAGTTATCTCGCGGTGATGGTCGCAGGTCGTGTAAGTAACAATACTACTTTTTCTACAATCCGATGGAACTTTATCACCCGGCTGATATGTATTCATCATACACGCCAAATCTTTTGTTTGGAAAGTGTTAATGATACTATTACCACAGATTGGGCAACCAACGTCTAATTCTATATAATCATACATCCCAATTTTAATCACCTTTAATTTCTCTCGTATATCCACAGTATCCACACGATTCAACTATACCATCAGTATATAAATCACTATGGAGACCGAGTTTCTTTTCACAGTTTGGGCACGAATGACCTTCGATATACCATGTATCTGCAATCGGTATTGAGAACGGAAATGTGGATTTCATAGATAGGCTCGGTCAGGATCGAACTGACACCCTTTGCCTTATAAGAACAACGCACCACCGATTGTGCTACGAGCCTTCTATAATCTTATATGCTCCCAAAATATTTAAATCTTATCAATAAACCTCCTCAACCACAGTTCCGTACAAACAGTCCTCCACAAAATCCACGAATACTCAATCTCACCTGAAACAAATTCATCATAACACTTTTTGACCTCCTGCCAATCCCAGTATTTTCTACTTCTAAAACTTTCCGATGTTATAACCCCTTGCACAAATTCCTGCAACTCGTTCTTCATCCACATTTCTTCCGGTGTAACAAACCCCATCTTATCTTTCCGTGTTCGGATAGATTCAGGTATAATCCCTCTTACAGAATTCCGTAATGAAAACTTTGAAACACCATTTCTAATTTTTTCGCCTAATGGTAATCTGGTAACATATTCAATCAAATCTATATCAAGATACGGCACTCTCGCTTCAATGGAAAACACCATAGAATTGCGATCTTCATAATGTAATAACGCCGGGAGATTTGTAGATATCAACTCCCGTTCCAATACACAACTCAACGGTGGTTTATACCGATCCTCGTACATAGGAATCTCACCCAAGCACTTTCTATATCGTTTCCTAGCATATGTCTCCATTATTGAATTAAAAATAAAATCGTGATGCCGTCTTATAAATCCCACAGACTCTTTTGCCGCTGCCCAGAGATGCAACGATTTAATTAATCCTTTAATATATGCCACCTGATAACCAAGATATCCAGCAAATAATTCATCCGCCCCTTGTCCATCTAAAAGAACTTTTACTTTATCTTTCGCACTTCTCATAACACAATACTGTGCATAGATTGACAGAGAACCAAACGGTTCGTCCTGAATATAAATTAAATCATCAATATCTTTTATCAATCGCTGTGATGTCGGTTCAACGAAATCGCAATCGACCTTTTTATCTTTTATAACTTCATTTATATATTTACTTTCGTCAAACTTTTCGTTTCCAAACACTGCCGAAAATGTTTTTTGATTTTCCGTGTCAATCATAGAAACAATGACAGAAGAATCGATCCCACCAGATAAACACGACCCAACCGGAACGTCGCTTCGAAGATGAAGCCTAACGGCACTATTAATCAAACCCCTCAATTTTTTGTAATTACATTCGCCAGAAATATTTTCATTTATCGTGGGAATCCAATAATGATATTTAGATATCCCATATTTAGAAACAGTTAAAGCAAAACCCGGTTCAATTTGATATACTCCATCAAACATCGTTTCTTCACAATAATCTTGCATCCCCCACGCAAGGAACATATTTACCGTTTTGTCATTCGGATTAAAATATTTGGGTAACGCTTTTATTTCCGAAGCAAAGAAAAATGAATCTCCGACCCTTGTATAATAAAATGGTTTTATTCCAAACCTATCGCGCGCGCAGAATAACTCTTGCCTTTTTGAATCCCAGAGCGCGAACGCCCACATGCCGTTAAATCGATTTACACATGCACTACCCCATTCTTCGTAGGCATGAATTATAACCTCTGTATCCGAACCGGATTTAAACACATATCCCTTTTTTATTAATTCTTCGCGCAATTCAATGTAATTATAAATCTCTCCATTAAAAGTAATAATAAGAGAACCATCTTCATTTGACATCGGCTGCGCGCCATCTTCGGTTAAATCTATAATGGCGAGACGACGGTGAACTAATCCAACATTGCCATTTAAATATATTCCATTTCCATCCGGGCCTCTGTGTGCAAGTTTTTGCGACATTGTGAATAAAATGTCTTTATTGGGAGTCTTACCATCTATACAATATTGACCTGCAATGCCGCACATCTAAAACTCCTTTATTGGGTGGTCATTCTTGTCTCCGCGCCCAACGCCTTTATAAATAAAACCTTTATTAATAAATGTATCTGGATCGATTACATTTCTGCCATCGACTATCACAACTTTATTCCCCGGTATGTTTTCTGGCGTTAAATTTTTATACATGTTATGCCCAGTCATTATTGCAACAGCATCTATATTTTTAAGGGCGCGATTTATATCACGTTCAATAGTTGCATTATAATGTGATGCGACATATGGATCATGAATAACGACTTCCCCTCCTGATTGAACAATCAAATCCCTATATTTTCCCGACGGGGTATTTCTATCATCATCAGAATTTGCAATAAATGCCCAACCAAGAATAGCAATTTTTGAACCATGAATTTCTTTATCAACGCGTTTCAAACCATCAACAGCCAAATTAAAAATATGATCCGGCATAAAATCATTTAAATGTCTTGCGGAAACAAATAGTGACTCCACACCTTCTGGATAATCCAGCCCCCCGCTTAATTTAACACCGCGTTCCAAATGGTAAGTATCTTTTGTAAGACAATGCCCACCAACCCCCGCACCCGGCATCAGGATTTCACGCGAAACCCCTTCTCCTTTTAATGAGTTTATCCCATTCCGCACATCATAAATATTTATTCCCATTGCTTCGCAATATAACGCCAATTGATTAGCAGCCGCGATTTGTAAATCCCTAAAAGTGTTCTCTGCGGTTTTTGTAACTTCTGCTGCTGTTGCACTCATTTTTATTAGTTTGCCTTTAGTAAGAAGTAGTGTATACAAATCCACGGCGCGGTTCGTACTCGCTTCATTAATGCCCCCAACAATACGATCATACTCCCGAATATTTTTTATGAGCCGTCCTACCATAACCCGCTCTGGGGCATGTGCCAGATAAAAATCTTTGCCCACGACCAACCCCGATTCTGTTTCAAGAATGTCTTTGACTATTCCCACAGTTGTCCCCGGGGTAACAGTTGACTCCAACACCACCAAAGTTTCCGGTTTTATATTTTTTCCAACTTCTTTAACACCATCAAACAATGCAGAAAAATCTGGGATCAAATCATCTTTGTTTTTAAAAGGAGTTTGAATTGAAATTGTGACTGCATCGCATTCTCGAATTTTACTAAAATCGGATGTACATAAAAATTTCTTATCGTGAACAACGCGTCGTATTAGTTCCGATAACCCCGGTTCATCACCCTTCAAAGGGTTCCGACCATCGTTTAACATTTCGATTTTATAACCAGAATTTTTTGAATTGCGCTGAAATCCATACACCTTTTTATAATATGGAGAGTCGGCAAACAACATTGCAGCAGGAATGCCCACGTAACCCATACCCACAACACCAATGGTCTCCATCAATTTAACCCCGACTCTATTTTATGCGCGATATTAAGATTTCTCAATCCCTGCTCCAATGTTACTGGGAAAGACATTTTTGTTTCAACGCAATTAAGAAATGTAGATAATTCCTCTTTAAGAGGTTCTAACTTTGGAACCATAACTTTTTCAACTATTCCTTCCCTTGTGTATTTATTATTATTCATATTATATCGTTCGGGCTTACTATAAATAGTAATCTCCTGTGTCATATAATCACCTTCGATTGTATAATCTTCCTGTTCAATGTATATACTTCGAATCTTCTTTGACGCTTTTCTGCTTGCAGATAAATAAACTGTTGTTTTATCAAAATCTAATAGCGCGCCACAAATATCATTGCTCCCAGAACTGTAAATATATTCTGTCGGTTTCCAGTCCAATAAATTATACACAACATCAATATCATGAATCATAAGATCCAAAACCACAGATCCAGTAACACGCGCGGATGCCGGGTTATGACGTTTAGATTCAATGTATATTGGTGAATCAATTATCTTTTTTATTTCTTTAACAATCGGGTTGAACCTTTCAATTTGCCCGACCCCACAAATCAACCCAGAAGGAGTCATTTCTATTAATTGTTTGGCGTCTAAAACAGATTCGCAGGCTGGCTTTTCGATCAGCAGGGGTATATTAGATTCGATTACTTTCTTTGCCACCTCATAATGATACTGCGTTGGAACACAAATACTGACTGCATCAACTTTTTCTAAAAGATTATCTATCGATGCGCAATATATTCCGTTATTTTTCGTCGCCACTTCTTTTGCAACACTTTCATTTATATCAGTCACAAATAAATTATCCACATTTTTTAATTCCGAATAAACACGAGCATGATTCTTCCCCATCATACCCACACCAATAACACCAACATTAAGCATTTTCTACAACCCCATTTATTGTATCACAAACATATTTTAAATCGTCCGTTGTCAACGAAGGATGAACCGGTATACTCAATATCTCACCACTTATTTTTTCCGCAACCGGACATTCAACATTCATATTTTTATACATTGGTTGTTTATTGATCGAAATGGGATAATGAATCGCCGTATCAATACCCTTTTGTTTTAATATGTTAATAATTTCACTTCTTGTAATCGGGCAATCATCAGTTATCCGTATAACATACTGATGAAAAACGTGTTTACAATAATCACGACGCTTCGGTAATATTACCCCGTGCGCTTTCAAATGTTCATCGTAATAATTTGCATTACAAATCCGTCGCGCGTTAAATAAATTCAACTTCTCCAATTGTGCAATACCTATCGAAGCAGCAATATCGGTCATACGATAATTATAACCGAGTGAAGTGTGAAGATACTTCTCACTCTGCCCATGATTAATGAAACGACGAACATTATTATTTATTTCGATTAAATTTGTCGTAACCATCCCACCTTCCCCGGTTGTCATATTTTTTGTTGCATAAAAACTAAAACAACCAGCCTGACCGAAACCGCCAACCGGTTTGCCGTGATAGGTTGAACCATGCGCTTGCGCTGCATCTTCAATCAAGGAAATACCAAAATTTAAAATTCTTTTAATATCAAACGGTTGCCCGAATAAATGGACACCAATGATTGCCTTCGTAGAATCCGAAATCAAATTTTCTACATTCGCCAGATCGATTGTAAAATAATCTGATTCGATATCTGCGAATACCGGAGTTGCGCCGCACATCGAAACTGCACTTGCTGTTGCAATAAAAGAAAATGCGGGGACTATAACTTCATCACCCTTTCCAATACCTATCGAAGATAACGCAGCATGAAGTGCAGCCGTGCCACTGTTTACAGCCACGGAATATTTTACACCACAGTAATCGGAATACTTCTCTTCAAATTCTTTTACTTTCTTCCCCTGCGCAAGGTTGCCCGATTTTAAGACATTCAATGCCGCTTCTGTTTCTTCATCACCAATAATTGGATGTGCCATACGTATCATTTCATCACCATCGGCTTATCAACTATTCTCGCAGGATAACCGATTGCCATTTTACCTGCTGGAACATTCTTTGTCACAAGCGAACCCGCTGCTACAAAACACCCCTTCCCCAATTTTACACCCGGAAGAATAATCGCGCACGCTCCAATGACCACACCGTCCATGATTGACGGACCACCCAAATATTTGGAGGGGGGGTATTTATCGTTCGTCATTGTCACACATGGCCCGATAAATACATTATCACCAATAGCGGTTTTTGTTGGAATAAAAACCATGCTTTGAATATTGATATCATTACCAAGATAACAATTTCCTTCAATAATACTTGAAGAACCAACTTTAACATTATTTCCGATAGTTGTATGTTCCCGTATCAAAACGTTATGACCAGTAACAAAATTATCTCCAATCTTTACATCATCATATATTATAGCCCCGGATCTAATAAGTGAATTTTCTCCAATAATCATAATGTTACTTCCTTTATCAATTTCTCAAAATCTTTCGCCCTGTTTTTCCAATCAAAGTTTTCTATATTATTTAAAACTTTTGGTTTGTTATTTTCTATATATTTAATCTTTTCAACATATTCTCCTATATTTTTATAAACAAACAAATTATCTGTTCCCATTGCAATCATATCGGGGATTGGCGTTGTGATAATTGGTTTCCCACATGCGGTATATTCAAAAAATTTATTTGGTAACGCAATGTTTCTCCACTGTGGAGGTATAGGGGGGATAGCACAAACATCCATCATAGAAATATAATGTGGCAATTCATTGTAAGGTTTCAACCCGGTAAAAATAACATTATCAAATAAATTTAAATTATTAACTAAAGATTTTAATTCCTTCCCATATTCAGTAAATAATGAATCCCCGACAATGAGCAATTTCATATTAGGATTATATTTAAGCAATTTGGGCATAGCCTTAATTATTTCATCAAGACCATACCAACGTTCAACACTCCCTACAAACCCGATGACGAAATCATTATCATTTGTTTTTGGCATCGGTTTAAAAATGGAGGTATCCACTCCGTTTGTAATAAGTTCCGATTCGAATCCCAGCGCATTTAACTTTTTAACCAGTGAGGGGGAAACCGTGACAATTTTATTACTACGTTCAAGATTATATTTTGTAATGTCCAGAACCGACATGCGCACGACTTCCTTGAGAATATTATTTTTTATATACATTGCCGCGCTGTCCGGGAACCAATCTTTTAAATCAAAAACCACGGGAACCTTATATTTGTTGGCCGCGCAGATCACTGCTGTGCCCGCGAGAATGTTTGCTACAACCACGGCATCATAATGTTCGTGATGTAGTATTGCATCAAATTTATAAAAATGATATGGCGCGTTTAATGTGTAATGCAAAAATGGGGACTTGATATTAAACATTGTAACTTCTTCAGGAATAAGAAGGGTCGCGCGGTCGTTGTTATTACTTACGTGAAAATGCGCGACGTGTATTTCATGACGTGTTGCCAGTTCTTCAAAAATATAATGATGACGGCTTGGAACTGGATGGTGAATGTAATCTTGAGAAGAAACGAGAAGAATTTTCATATCTATATACGTATTGGTTGTGATGAGTTATATATGTTTCGATTAGTGGGCCAGATCGGATTTGAACCGATGAAATCTCCCGGTTATGAGCCGGGCGCTCTAACCGGACTGAGCTACAGGCCCGAAAAATATATTCTGGCCAAAACGAGAGTCTTTGTACACTCCATTGTTTTAACCAAAAGCAACCAGCGGGTGTTGAACCCGCAACGATCTGCCACGAGGGGTTATCTTGGTTGCATTTTGACCGGCGCATTATTTTATTGCGCCGGTCTTTTACACAAACTATTTTCACAAATGTCAATATTAGACGATTGTTTTATGGCGGTTGTTGGTAAGTATCCGCCAAACTTATTCCTGTGCGGAAAGCAAAGCATGAGAGATGATTAGTCGGACTTCTGTACATTAGCTCAAAAGTTCTAACCATAAGAATGTTGGAGGTTTCGAAAATTCGCTGACCTCACATTCGTATTGATTTTGTAACTCTTGGCTATACTATTGTATGACTTATAAGTATTTAAAACTTATTCTTCACCGTATTTTTAATTAGTCTAATCCAAATTAGACTAATTCAAAGTATACTAAATGAATAGAAAGGTTTAAATATGATAATGTCATTATAATAAAATAATAAAGGTGAAACATCTTGACGACAAAAGGCAAAAATATAAAGGTTGAAAGAATAAATACAAGAGCATTCAACAAAACCGGGAAGATAGGTAAATCACAATTAGTTTCTATTCAAAAAAGAAGCAAACACGGTTTTGGAGGAAGGTCGGGGCATTTAACAAAAACTATAAGAGGATCTCGCCGCGCAACACGAAGATAACCACCAATCTGTTTTATAAATTTCCAGACGAAACTATTTTATACTACATCTTAATAACCTTTATATATCATGCGTCCATCTCTTTCTATAATCATCCCCACTTACAACGAAGAAGAAAACATTCAAAACACAATACAAAAAATTTCTCATACTCTTCGTCTCACCACTATAACTTTTGAAATAATCGTTGTCGATGATTCTTCCACGGATAAGACACAACTTATTGTTACCGATCTTATCATTAGGAAGTATCCCGTGGTTTTAATAACGCGCACAAAAGATCCGGGACTTTCCCAATCTGTTATTGCCGGAATAAATAAAGCGCGCGGAAACGTGGTGGTAGTGACGGACGCAGATTTATCGCACTCAATAGAAATTATTCCTGCAATGTTCAATGAAATAAAAAACAATAATGTAGATATCGCAATTGGGTCAAGATATATGCCAAATGGTGGTATCAAAGACTGGCCTTTAAAACGTCGTGTTATTTCTTTCGGGGCAACATTCCTCGGTCGCCTCCTTTTCCCGAAAATTACCGATCCAATTTCCGGATTCTTCGGAGCAAAAAAGGATTTAATAATGCACACACCTTCATTAAACCCACGGTGTGGATATAAAATCTTATTGGAGATTCTTTCAAAATGCCATTGGACTATAGTGAAAGAATTACCGTATGTTTTCACAAACAGAAAAGTGGGTGAAAGCAAATTAAAGAAATCCACAATTATTCAATTCGCAAAACAATTTATTGATAATGCATTGTTCCCCGGACGTGGAAGAGAAGAATTAAGAAAGATGGTAAAATTTGGGATCGTTGGTCTTATCGGAGTGGCAACAAATATGATTTGTTTGTCCGTGTTCAAAGAAGTTTTTAATACGCCTTTGGTTTTTGCAAGTTTCCTAGCGATAGAAATAAGTATTATAACAAATTTTTTAATGAATGATAATTTTACATTTAAAGGAGCAAAATGCCAAAAATCATTCCTTCACAGAATGTTTAGTTATAATTCAATCTGTATTGGATCAATGATAATAAATGTTACTGTTTTGGTGGCACTAACATTCGTAGGAATAAACTATTTAATAGGAAATGCTATAGGAATAGTAATCGGATATATTTGGAATTTTTTGATGAATAGAAGAATAACTTGGGTGGAAAATTCACCCAAGTTTTAATTCCTTACCAAAACCGACCCAACCGTAACATACCTTGCCCGGCATTGCCGCACCAAAACAAACCTTACCCAACCAAACCCGTTTCAACAACGGTATATAATAATAAACTTTAATAATATTTATATCTTTTGGTAATAAAAAAGTTAATAATAATTAATTTTTAATTTTCATCCGCTTTCGTAACTCCATGCCCAGCAAAGTTTATCTGCGTTTTGTAGTTCGCATTAACTTGTGCAATAGCATATTCATTCCCGGCTGCTTGTTCATTTAAGAATGTTAATGCATATATACCGGGTTTAAAAAATGCATCATACTTTCCATTGGCATCTAGTTCAATGGTTTTATTTTCTCCAACCGGGTTATATAGATTAAGATTATCTTTTTGAATAAGAGCGTTCATTGTTCCCAGATTATATTTTTCATCTTTCAGAACAACTTCTTGAATAATAACATCTTTAGTTATTAGTGTATGCCCACACATTGCTTGGATGTATAGAGAGCCGGTTCCATCTCCGTTATTAATGACAACAGGAGCATATTTATTTGGATCGGGCATTGCGCCGACCGAACATACTAACGCACTTATAACAACAAGTGTTGCGATTAATATAATTTTAACGCGCATAAAAATGTATAGTGTGTTATAGTAGTTAAAGGTTTCTATTACAAAAATGTTGATAAATTATAAATTTATACAAACGATTGAATTATTTGATACCCTTGACTTACTTCTCCACTGGGAGAATTTGCATTATAAATTATCATAGTAACATACCCCATTTTCGAATCAGATACTATGATATACGCAGATACATGTGTATTATCCTTCGAAGAATCAAAAGACATCGACCGCGCGGGGTTTCCATTTATTTTGTAATATGTTGGATCAAATTGAACATTTGTATATCCATCTTTCTCATAAGAATCAATTAGCGAATTTTCGTCAAGTTCGTCATCGGTAATATATCCCTTATCTAATATGGAAATAAATTGAGAAGATCCAAATATCATTGTACTTATATCCACACCTTCTCCTGCTACTATTGTAGATTTTGATGGCGAAATAATATAAATCGCATCTGTTAATTGAAGGTTAGATGTTGACCCATCGGAAGTAGCAGACTTCATTTGTGAACCGCTTATGGTTTTTACAGTCCACGAATTTGGATAAAAAAGATGTTTATCACTCCCGGGTATAATTACTTCGCTTGTTCCACGCGACGAATATCCAGAAACAGATTTTATTATAGGAGCAGGGGTGGGCACCGTGGGTATTGTAGTTGGATATGAATATAGTAGAGCAGGTTGCCCGATTTCTTTAACAGTTACTACAGTTGGTGTAGGAGTATTATTTATACATCCAGCAATACAGATAGCACTAACAAGCAATGCTATAAAAATCATAATGTATTTTGACTTCATATAAATTCCCACTTTTTATATAAACTCATAATTACTTATACTTTTCGGTTGAAGGTTAAATTTTATAGTTTCAACCAAATCCCAGATCTAATAAATCTAACGACTTCTCGGTTTTCTTTTAAAAGATTAGTTACGCGCGCTGAATTCAAAGAATAATTCTTATTGAGTTTTGAAAGTTCCATGACCAAGTGATTTGTTTCGATTTCTTTCCCACTAGGTATTTTATTTAAAAATAATTTTAACCGTTGGCGGAGAGTATCGTTTCCTTTTGTTTTATGATTCATCTTATCATATACGTTTTGAAAGATGATAAAGGTTTTGGTTGGGCGGATTGGAAACCCAATTTACAATTTGTCCTAAAAAATCACCAACAAATTATTTATGACCGCACCCAAGTAATTCCAATAACCACGACATTCCAAAGTGACCGATCCAACTAGGAAAATGATCTTTAAACTTATTCACAATGTAAATAGTTAAACCTAATGCCACGCCTTTTGCAGCAATTATCAACAACGAATTATCCACGACCGCGCGCATTATAGGGTTTCCTTCAAACCCAATTCCGGTTGAAAGGCAAATCTCTGGGTTGTGGCAATGTCTAGTGCAAAGACTAGAGCGAGTAGGATGCCTAGGGTGAAGTCGGTGGGGTTTTTAATAATTAATCCCAACAATCTTTCCCTTCTGCACGTTTGGATAACTTGCATATTGCACATTATACGTTTTGTTTATCTGCATTTTAGCCCAGTCGTCTTCATTCTGCACTATATACAAGTCCCCTTTATCATCGATAATTTTTGGTGGGTCTGTGTAAGTACATTTCATACCTGCTGCTTTGCCGCCACCACATTGTTCTTGATACGAATGGACAGAATATTTTTCTACGATGGTTATATTCATTGGTGCTGTGGATGTTGGTGTTGATTGATACATAATTGCGTATGCACCAATCGCTCCACCAATCAATAACACCAGTATTACTAATATTGTTTCGTTTCCGGATGGCATATTAATTACTCCTCTATACAAGTATAATTAAAAACCGTGGTTCCAAATCCCCCCAATGCACTATTGGGTTCGCAATCCATCTTACCAACACTTTTATTTTCTACAATAACATAAAATCCACCGGTCAACCCGTATCCAATATATGCATCGGGGACAATAGATACAATATGTTTCTCTGGATGATCTGCAAGATATTGCGACATACTTGCACCTGCTTCTAGATAATTACATCCAATTTGTGGCGTATATCCAAACGCTTTATGAAAATACAATACCCCATTTCCATAATTTGTGTATGAAGAATCACACGCGGATACAACTCCACAAAACAGTAGCACTGCTATCAATACCAAAACAACTTTCCAAATCTTCATAATAGTATATTGTCGCAAACCTATAAATACTTTCCGAACACATACTAAATAATGGCGTTTACGATTTTCGAGAAGTTGTTATATTTTATAATGTTTCCAATAGTGGCAGTTGGTTCTATACTTTCGCCTCTTACTAATGACGTTCGGATTTTTTACGGAATTGAGGAATTAGGGATAAAATACCTATCATTCCCACAAAATGTTTACGGCGGTTTTTGGGAAATAAAACCGGTTGGGAATCACATATGTGAATTTCTCATTGCGTTGTTTACTAATATCTTTGTCCCATTCTCAAATCACGCCTTACAGGAACCGATAATTAAATGTGTTGCGGTCGCTTTAGTTATTTTTGCATCGTGGTTATTTTCAAAAAATATATTAAAGGTAAAATACTCGTTCCTCCTCTGCTTCTTCGGAATGTTCTGCGCGCTCAATTTAAATATTTTACAGGCTGAATTTTTAGCAATTATTTTCGCAATGATTTCATGCGCGCTCTTCGTGGAGAAGAGTAATCTTTGGCACTATATCGCCGGCGCACTTTTAATTTGGGTATTGTTGGTTAAAGGCACAACGGGGTGCCTTATAGTTTCCGCCGTGTGTATCGTATTGATTTTTAATAAACATATAGATTTGATTCGTGGTGTGATTGGTTTCATATTAATGGGTTTGGCATTCCTCGCGGCAGATATTTTTGTATGGCCACAAATTATCCCTGACATTCTCATGGCTCCAATTTTAAGTCACGTGGGTGAATATGATTGGATAGGGCAAATCGGAGTAACCGGTATTGCAACAGTAATCTCGATGAGTATATATATTCCCTGTATTGGCATCGGAATTATATACAGTGGCGTGTGGTTAAAAAATCATATTCGCGATCCGCGCGCAAAATGGTTTGTAATTTCATTTTTAGCCCCGTTATTTGTGGTTTTTTATCAAAGCGAGAGTTTTGCGTACCAGTATTACGTTTTTCTTCTCCCTGCCATCGTCGGTATTGTGCTTTACGAGATAGACACACCAAGGGAAAGAGGGATAACTAAAAAAATTAAGCGCGAAAATGTTGTATCCGCATCAATCCTCGTTCTATTCGCAATGTGGTGCATTCTTTATAGTCCACAACCAATCTGGGGTCTAGAACAAAATTACGGCGTTCAGGAGTTGAAGATGAACAATTATTTCAATGAAAATGCAAATGCAATTGAAATAAAGTTTAATTTATCTAAAGAAAATACACTTTTGTATCTCGATACGGGATCGGCTCCGTACTATTTTTCTACGAATAGTAGTTGCCGCTACGTCGCACCATTAGTTATACAGAGAATGAATCCAAACCGAACAATTGTAAGTACGTTGCCGGCATACAAAGAAGAATATATGTGTATTATGAACTATTCTAATAGATATATCCTCGCAGATGGACCTTTGGGGAAAGCGGATGGTTGGTTTGGATTAGATTCCATCGAGAAGAAAAATATTGTAAAAAGGGTAAATGACGAATATACAGAAGTTTTTTCCGGAGCATGGAGTCTGTACGAACGTAAAAATGAGAGTGAGATATTAAATCTCACTCGATCCATACAGTAGAAAACATTACAATACGCCAGATAACATTACATCACAAAACAATACAGAACATGACAACACATCACATCACATTGCATTACAAAATCACTTTATCAAAGTGTGTTACAATATTGTAATTGATAGTATATAAATGTTTCTATATAAAAATAACAAAAAATATCTAAAATCCCATTTATTCCGTTTCTAAAACGCAGCAGGATTGAAGGTCGCATTTGTTACAACCACGCTAACATTCTTATCCGGCGCAAATAAACTTTTATCATATTTCACATCGGGGTAAATTCCATTCCAGTATGCCTTTACAAAACTATTAAAGTCGGCTCCATTCACCACGTTCAACCCCCACGTATCATTGTAGTAAGACGCGGCTGCAACGACCTCTGTAATGTTAATTCCACTAATATTCCTAACCACCGTCAGATTTTTCATGAAGATCGCCGTCCAAGAATCATCCCCCCACATTTCGCATTCATCACTCGTCCGGTTCCTATAAACGCACGACGAATTTTGCCACACTTTAGCAGTATATCCCATACCCACGGGTGTAGTTGTTGGTTTGACCCAATAATAGTAGTCGTAACAATAATCCGGATACACCGAGTCTGATCGGTTGAAGCACGCGCCCATATCATTCGTGGGTGCAGGGCCCGGTATTTCGGTTGGTGTATCTGTAATGGTCACGTATGTCTGTGTGACCGCAACCGGAGTAGGCACATTTTCTACTACGGTTGGTTGAACGGAGGTGCAACCGGCGGCGAAAATCGTGATTACTAAAATTGTTATATATAAAGTTTTTGGTAACATTCTCTGTTAATTCTATTTTATAGTATTTAAAAGTTTCGTGCACTCCAAACATTATAATGCACGATTTTATCTATTTTCGTGCACTTGATAAGAGCATCACACGGATATGAACCGCGAGATGCCCAATTTTATTGCGAACTCCACCGCAGGTTTCATGTGTATGCGGAACACAAGATGAAGGAGTTCGCAGGGGGAGTTGAACCCCCAACCTTCGGATTGCAATCCCGACGCACTACCAATTGTGCTATGCGAACTCCAACACATACATTATTGTTTTTAAAGTATATATACTTTTCCAACATTACATTATTTTTAAAAGTTGCTCCTCAATAAACTCCTTCATGTGTGGTCTCAAACAACCCGAACAATCCTTCAACCCGTTATTCAGAATAACATAATCGCCACCACACTCATATTCTTCGTATAGCGGACAAAAACAAAAGAAACAATTTAAATCGCCTTCCACGTTGTGACACTTATGGCAGATGGAATCTGGCTCTTTAAATAGATTATTGGTCGCGCGGATTATACGTCCGATGTGGTAGCGTTTATATTTGTCTAGCATTATTATCACTAATATATTCTTCTGATTATCACACTGTGGTGATAACCCAACTATTAGATATTATCTTACAGTTCAAAGATCTCTCCTAACCTTTCCGTCATGTAAAAACCTTTCTTGCGAATCTAAACAACAATATAAAAATGCCTCTACCCTTTTATTAGATTCTAAATATTCAAAACCATTCTCTTGACATCTATGAAAGCAATCATTTAAAGTATGTCGCTTCTTTGTAATTGGGCAGTCAAATGCTATCTGTTGATTCCAATAATCCGCACGAGTCATTCTATCCAACCCCCACACTTCCCAATCTCCGTCAATGTAGACAATAACACCCCGTCTTTACATCCAACATTCCACGGACGAATCAATCCGTAACCAACAATGCCTGCATTTTTCGCCGCCGTTAGTGTCATAGGGCAATCATCAATAACCACATCGAAAACATCTTTGTCAAACATTTTAGTTTTATCGTTTGAACATTTAACTTCATCATATGACAAATGGTTAATATCTAACCATTCTTTTAGAATGCCACAGTGGTGCGGTCGCCTATGAGATACAATTACCACTTTATAATACATCATCAAATCTCTCAAAAATACGCGCGCATCTTCAAATGGCTCGTATTCCAATTGATGTGAATGCACATTGTTGAAATACTCGTGCGCTACTTTGCTGGTCATGTACTCGGGATAAAAATAATCCCAAATATTCCATTCTGTGGGTGGTGAAATATTAATTCCATCCTTTATAAACATTTCGTATAATGGCGTGGCGAAATCGAAGAGGGTGTTGTCAACATCTACCATAGCACAATATTTTCTCATGGCAATATTATATGCGTTTTAACTTTAAATACCTTTCCTTCTAACCGAAAAGTTTATTAATAAGAACAAACTATCTTTTCATGGAGTGGGTCGGCACTCCTAAAACAAACCGAGGTTAGAAGAAAACCATACCACACAACAAATCTCCACAATCGATACAATAGGCGGGCAGCGTCCCGCCAACTTTTAGTTTTTATTTCATTCTTTACATCCTATGCAATATGCAGAACCGAGTTGTTCTTCACACATTTTGCACTGCTCTTCAGAATCCATCATATTAGAATTTTGAAGTAATTCTATAGTTTTATAAATCCTACCTTCCAGCGTGTCCGAAACCCCTTTAATATAAAATCCGCAATCGGCACGATTTTTCATATCACTTAATGCCTTCTCATAACCACAGTGGGTAGATATTATTTCGTGTTTATTTATAATATTGGCAAATTTAAAACAATCGCTTTTTGCACCGCATTCGTCTTCACATGGGCAGTCATGAATATTTCCTAAACACGATCTATTAAACGGATTTGCTTCTTTTTGTATTTCTTTTATGTGATCATTTTCTATTTCTTGATTAAACAAGAACGATTCGGTGCGCGCATCGCGTAATACTTTAAAAGCACAATCTGGACAAACCCAACCGTCAGATTCGTTTGTTTCCCAATCAAGATGTGTATAAAGTTCTTTACTTTTCTTTCCACACGTGTCACACTCGCACTTACCATCAAATTTGCATTTAACATATCCGGCGTCAGTTAAACGTATTTCGTTAGCAATACTGTCGAATGTTGGACATTTATTCCTTTCCTCTTCTCTCGCCTTTCTAATAGCATCTTCATATTCAACTTGTGAATATCTCGGTCTATTACGATCTGCTTTTCGAATATCCGATAATGCGTCACTCATTTTTTCACCGGCCCATTAAAATCAGTTTCTGATTTCCACGCGGTTTCGTCAACTTTGATAACACCATTGATTCTACTTCTTTCTGATATTGGTTGATTATAAACGTAATAATTTTCAAGTTCGTTGATCGTTATCATAGTTTATTCCTCTCCTCCTAACTCTGCAAACAAACAATCAATATCCGACCAATCTACAACAGCGTGTTTGCACCCACTTTCGAAATCTTGATATGACATTCCTTCTAAACGATCATATACTTCTTTTAAAGTTTTTAATCGTTCAATTCGTCGGATGTGATTTTCTATCGAAGCGTCCATCTGTTTTAAATCATCTGCGTCTTTTGGAGTCATTCCCTCACCCCAGCCAACGCAATATAATTCTCCCCATCATACTTAATCACAAACATACCTGCCTTTCCACCCATAGGCATTTCGATATCGGATAACGAAAGTAACTCTACTTCTCCAGAAGTTTCCGCGCATACCTTTTCTAATGTCTCGCACAAGAGTTCAAGATTGAACTTTCCAATGCGCGTGAACTTTTTGCCAGCGTATTTTTCAACACCTTCGATGTATGCGGAGTCTACTATTCCATATGGAGCATTTGGGCAGGTCATTTCATATCACACTTATATTATCCCCATTACTACTTATAACTATCGTCCCACCCAAATCCGTTCTATACACTTTCACCTTTTCCAACCGCGCCAGTGTTTGTTTCGTCGGGTGTCCGTATTTATTATTCGCTCCAACTTCAATCACCGCATATCTTGGCACGATGGCATTTAAAAATTGCACACTACTCGCCGTTGAACTTCCGTGATGCCCAACCTTCAAAACATCCGCGCCTAATTCATCGCCACTCGTCACAAGTTTAGTTTCAATCGGGTATCCGGCATCTCCCATTAATAAGAATGTATTTCTACCATACGTGATTTGTAAAACCACGCTCTGTTCATTCAAATCTTCGGAATCAACATATCCTTTACTGCTCAAAACTTTCACAGACACGTTTGGGTCTAAAACAATAGAATCTCCATGACGAACAATCACGTGGTTGGGAATTTTAGTCATCAACGAAGTATAAGTTTTTTCTGTGGAAGTTGATCCGCCATCAATGTATTCAGACGTTGGAACATTCGTGATAATGTATTCCATACCACCAATATGATCCACATGCGGATGGGTTGCAACCACTGCGTCTAGGTGTGTTACACCAATCTTCTTTAGATACGCAAGTTCCGACACTTCGGAATCCGTTGTGCCTGCATCCACGAGCATTGTTTCACCATTGGGAAATCGGACAAGTTCTGAATCTCCTTGACCAACATCGATGAAGTGAACAGCAAGATTACCGTTGTTATTTATGGGCGCAGGCACGGTTTGGGTGCAACCGACAATGAGAAGGAATAAAATGCATAGAATAAATGCGTATTGGAATTTCATGCATGATACCCAAACACGAGATTGTGATCTTTACCGAAATCATATGTCTTTACGGAGCAGCAACCAAATACTGGTTCTTCTAACCAATTAATCCATACATCCGAGTAACACGGTGGAACCAATGCAATCCAATCAAGGTCATCTCTTGCAATGTGTTCTTTTTCCATCCAACTCTTAATGGGGTCTGGAAGGTTGGCATAGTTCCAGACGCAGATGTAGTGGATTGTGTGTAGTTTTTCGACCATATTACCACTCCTCAATAATTTTTAAGTTCTGGGTAAGCATCAATAAATCGTTCAAGTTCACCTTTTACTGCTGCAATTGTCACGAATTGTGTTGGGGTGATAGATTCTTTCTGCATCATATTGCTGAGACCTTTAATTCTCTCGTTAATATCTTCCTTTAATTCGTTAAGCACTTTTTGTGCATTTTCAACACTATCTTCCATACCAAACTATACGCATTCAAACATTATATAGTTTTCCCACACAAGCAAAACCATTTTCGACACCCACAACAAAATCAACATAGAGCCGCAATACCTGCGTAAGATTTCTCGGTTCTATTGTTTTGTGAGTAAGTGTTCATGGTTTTGAAAATTGATAGGGAAACCGCGCTTTCCATTGGCAACAACGCGCGTATTAAAAAATTTATTTAACCATCATTTCCGATGGAAAACGAGTATACGTATTACCAAGTTCACAAAACGCACAAAGCTCACATAACGCACAAAATTCACAAAGTTCACAGACCCTATCTATTATAGAAGTAACTACGACGTTAAAAAATAGGGTATGATAACTACGTACTCTTTGTGAACTTTGTGAACTTTGTGAACTTTGTGAACTTGCTATTTAATAGAAATGATTAATAAATATGAAAAGTTAAATAAAATATATTTACAATATATTATAATAATTAATCATGTTAAATCAAATTTATTTATAATGATTGAACATGTAGTTTAATAAGTTAATTAAAAATAATTAAGTAAAACAAAAGTTATTAAGTTAATTATATTTATTTAACACTAATCATTTAAGATAACAAATGTTGTTGGTTTATCGCTACCAGTCTTTTTATTCTCATACATCTTTATTTCTCCAGATTCTACCATAGTATTCAATGCAGTATTAAGGTCTTTGCTGTTAAGATGCGTCTTCTTTAAAAGTTTGGTTCTTTCCACGGAACCCCCAAATCCAATTATAGCCTTTCTTACAATCACTTGGTGGTTTTTCATATCCGAATTATTGCATAGATCGTATACATACATCATACGTGGTATAAGATAATCGTTTACTATCTTTATTGCCATCATTGCGTGTTTATGGGGAATTGTTAGCACTATTGGTTGATATATTTCACCGGGTTCAAGTTTTTTTAACCTTTCCGGTATATTTTTTCTTTGGAATTCTTTATCGACCATAGTAAGGATCACTGCAATTTTATACGCATGTATAAACCCTCTTGAAATTGATGTTCTATATGATTCGTCTTCAACACCAAGTTTTCCAAGCGTTGAGTTAAGTTTCCAATCTTCTATTTCGTTGCATACCCCAAATATAATACCATCATCTGGATATATTTCAAGTTTTGTTCTTAACCCAACAATCTCTTTAAACACATTGTTGGTAATCTTCTTATCGCTTTCAGATACATTTTCGTTCTTCCTCGGTGTTCCACCCTGACCATAAAACCACATTAATCGTGGGAAAAATCCGGATGAAAACAACCGTGCGCTTGCGACAGTTTCAATATCTTTATTCGTTGTATTGAATAATATAGACATAAATGGTGTTGGGCATTCCCATTTATATTTCTCCCCGTTTTTTCCGCGTTTTGAAAGCGTTCTTTCAATTGCAGTGCAATCATATAAACTGCATAATGTTCCAAGAACATGTGCATTCCAATTACCAGCATCTTCAAAAAATCCAGCGCAATCATCGTAATACCAAAGGGAATTATATGTTTCATCCAATCCTTGAATAAGTGCGGGTTCGCTTATTGTCCCACGGAGAAGATTGGTTGATTGTAATTTATTTAAGTTTTCTTCATGGATGATTGCTTGGGAAAATGAATCGATGGCCATATTACATGCTACGGACTTTCCACTAATTGTTGTATGACCGACCACCATTGCAAATACATTAGTATAAATTTTTGTCATCCCTACTTGTATAAGAACTCTTCTTTTTATAGCCATTGATGCAATTGAAAGCAATGCCGCAAAGTGAAATTCGTGCAAAGAATATGACACTCGTTTACCTAATTCTATATATTCTTTAAATAACCCTTCGTCAATTTCGGGAAAATTTGGAAGTTTACATCTGTCATTTGCAGCTTTTATTTCCATGTCGATTGTGTTACCAACAATTGGTGGATTGTTTGTAGTTGTGGTTTTAGTAGGGGGTTTTTGATTTATAATATTATTTATAGATCTTTCATCTATTATTTCTACATTTAAGTTTGGTGAATATTTTTCGTCTAGTTCTTTAAGTTCCTTTTCAAAACCATTGTCACGTAACCATTCAACAACTTCTTTAAATTGATCATCTGTTAATTTATTACAATCTTCTTCTGGAACACCACAATGTGCATACGCTATCCAAGATATCGGGTCGCCACCAACGTCGTGACGATAACAATGAAAGACATTCTTATTCGAATTTATAGCAAAATTCATTTTTGTAGTGGAACCATGTATTGGATGCGTGCCTTGTATATCTCCATTTGCGCGCCTTTCGATTTTACCGGTTGGCATAGCGAAATTTTCTATTCGCAAATTTAGTTTATTCGTCAACGGGTTTTGTGCAATGTTTTTTGTTTTGACTGGTATTTCTTCTTTGATTTTTAATTTGAATTTGTCGAGCAATTCAGATTGAATATCTTTCCAAGATATAGAAATCAAAGAAGCATTCGGGTCTTTATATTTATATTTTCTTTCGGTATCTGGATGAATGCTTCCAGCGCCAACTGTATAAAATGGCGATTCGCTGCCCCTTATATCCCCGAGTTGTATTTTTGGGTTATTTGGATCATTTATTAATATTTTATCTTTTGGGGAGTCGGGGCAATCGAAAAACAAATGTCTTCCGATAACTCCACTTCTCCCAGTAATCACAGTAAGTGTTTTTTTCCAATGTCCCCCGATTGTCGAATATAATTCTTCGGTATCACAATCAATTACTATCGTATTGTTGATTGGGATTATACCATAATTTTTTCCCGAAGATACATGATCTATGATTTCTGTATCATTCGGGAAGAAGCTATTTTCGACACTCCAAGTATCTTGGTCGGGAATTTTGGATTTCTGTTTTAACTTAATGAGTTTAACTCTGTTTTCAAGCGCGCGCGGAATGAACAATGTGTTTTCCAAAGATATCACTCACCGGGTTTCTTTTCTAAGTAGTCGGAGAGGCGTTTCACTGTTTCATATCCAACATTACCCGCCTGATTATTTGCTATTCTCCAAACCGTTGGTATTGCAAGTCCTGTTCTTCTACTGACTTCGCTTAAGTTCCGGTCTTGTAAAATAGTAACAATTTCTTCCAGTGTCAACATGTAAACAATGTAGGTGCTTCTAGTATTTAATTGTATCCATTTGATAAAAATTGTTTAGATAAGTATAAATAGTATGAGAACTTACATATATGCATGACTGAAATAAAGCCAATACAAACCAAGTATAAAGGATGCAATTTTAGGTCAAGATTAGAAGCCCGATATGCTGTCTACTTTGATGTTCTTGGTATAAAATGGGAATATGAAATCGAAGGTTATGATATTAATGGAAAATGGTATTTGCCGGATTTTTGGTTACCAGAAATTAAAGTTTTTGTTGAGATCAAACCCGATAGCGATAAAGGAAGTGGTTTATATAGTGAGTTTTCTAGCAAAATAAACAATGCGATTGTGTTGATGCGTGGATCGCCTTGGAATTATATTGGTTGGTTTTATGGGTGGGACTCTTGTGATAGCGGCGGTGGTTCATATGATGACGAATGTATATTTGGAGTAGATGGGGATTGGGTGGGATTACAAGTTAGAACGGGAAGAGAAGATAGAATTGTATTTGTTTCTGAATGGGATACAAACTCAAATGTTGTTTCACTATATCATCCGGACGACGAACAGTGGGAATACTTTAAACAAGACACATTTGAAGTGTTAACTAAAGATGCCGCATACAAAGCCCGTTCTGCGCGTTTTGAACATGGTGAATCCGGAGCAACATAGAAAATTATATCTACGATGGACGCATATAGTGTTGTGATTAAAAATGACTACAACTTCAAAGAACTGCCAACTTAACAAAGCAAAGAAAGATAAGCAGGATGAGTTTTACACACAAATGTCCGATATAGAAAAGGAATTAAAACATTATAAAGAATATTTCAAAGGGAAGACCGTTTTCTGCAATTGTGATGATCCGAGAGAAAGTAACTTCACGGGTTATTTTTGTTTAAAGTTTAAATATCTTGGGTTGAAGAAATTAATATCGACACATTATGATTCATTGAAACCCACATATAAACTAGAATACGACGGCGTGGACTTTAAAGAAACAAATTTGGAAGAAAACGGTGATTTTAGAAGCCCGCAATGTATCGAGTTATTGAAAGAATCCGATATTGTTGTTACCAACCCACCATTTTCTTTATTCCGTGAATATGTAGCGCAGTTGATGGAATATGAAAAGAGGTTTTTGATTATTGGGAGTTTGAATGCTATTACTTATAAAGAAATTTTCCCCCTGCTTAAAGAGAATAAAATATGGGTTGGGTATAATAATGGATATAAAGAATATATAGTGCCTAATTATTATGAATTAAATAGTAATGGATGTAGAGAAGAAAATGGGATTAAATATCGTGGTATGGGTAATACTTATTGGTTTACAAATCTCGAAATAAAGAAGAGATGCGAAGAATTGATTCTTTATAAAAAATATAATGATGTAGAGTATCCCGAATATGACAATTATGATGCTATTAATGTGAATAAGATTAAAGATATACCAATAGATTATTTTGGCGAGTTCGGTGTTCCAATTACATTTATTGATAAATATAACCCAGATCAGTTTGAGATTATTGGATGTATGACAACCACAAAGATTGATGAATTTAATTATGGGTATCCATATATAAATGGAAAAAAAGTTTATGCTCGCATCGTTATAAAAAGAAAGGTGAAGTAGATGAAAATAATACTAAAAGAAATACCTATTAAAGAAATATCAGAAGGATATGTGGATGATGTTGAAAATGGGGCATTTGGATATAATGGTAAACTAAATATTCGCCCACCATTTCAAAGAGAATTTGTTTATAATGTTAATCAAAGAAACGAAGTTATTAAAACAATTGTTAAAGGGTTCCCATTAAATATTATGTATTGGGTAGTTAATAATAATGGCACATATGAATTGCTTGATGGTCAGCAAAGAACAGTGAGTATTTGCCAATATATTAATGGTGATTTTTCAGTAGATTGTATGTTTTTTCACAATCTCACAGATGTGGAAAAGGAACAAATATTAAATTATAAATTGATGATTTATATTTGTCAAGGCAATGATAAGGAGAAGTTAGATTGGTTTAAAATTATAAATATAGCAGGTATCAAACTCACTGATCAAGAATTGCGGAATGCCACTTATACGGGAGAGTGGCTTTCTGACGCTAAAAAATATTTTTCAAAAAATATGTGCCCTGCTCACGATATTGCAAGTAAATATTTGGTGGGTTCGTCTATAAGACAAGATTATTTGGAAACCGCTATAAAATGGATTTCTGAAAGAGACGGTATTGGGATAGAAGACTATATGTCAATCCACCAGCATGATACTAATGCCAATGAAATGTGGTTATATTTCCAAGGGGTTATTAATTGGGTGAAAGCAATATTTTCAAATTATAGAAAAGAAATGAAAGGGTTAGAATGGGGTATATTCTATAATAAATATAAGGATTTTAAATACACCCCCTCTATTATGGAAGATCGCATCAAAGAACTTATGGATGACGATGAAGTGGGAAATAAAAAAGGTATTTATAAATTCCTGTTGAGTGGAGAAAAAGATCAGTCGTCTTTAAACTTACGAACCTTTGATGAAAAAATCACAACAAAAGTATATGAAAGACAAAAAGGTATATGCCCTATATGTGATCCCTCTAAACATTATGAGTTTGAAGAGATGGAAGCGGATCATATTGTTCCGTGGGTAAAAGGTGGAAAATCGGTAGAAGATAATTGTCAGATGCTTTGTATGCACCATAATAGAACGAAGTCGGGGAAATGATATGAAAACTATATATCCAATAAACGCGTATAACACTATTATGAAAACAAAATTCTTGATAATCCTTCTCCTCCTTCTATGCATTACTCCTGTAATGGGAGATGAATCAAAAGTGCAGAATTCAATACAGCCCGCTTCGTCAGAAAAATGGTATATCGGGGGAAGCAATGACAGCTGGACTTGGACCGACATTGGTTTAAACTCCACGGATGGGCGATCCCACCTCTCAATGTGCCCCACACAAGACCAGATCGTTTTAAACGCTCTGACTAAACAAAATGATTTATTAGAAGAGTTGGTTAAAGCGCAGTGGGTTGAGACGTGCTACGTGCCATTTGATAACAATAATATTGGCAATCGCCCCGCGTGGCTATCAGAATGCGTGAACGCAGGTTATCCGGTGGGCTGAATTAATTATGAATGGAGATACAAAAGATACAATTAATCTTGTAATAAAATTTGCGTCGGTTAGAGAATTAAGAAGTTCTCTTGTGGTAAATTCTCAAGATGATCAAATTACTGGGATTAATATAAGATTCACAGAATCCATCAAATTATCAGATTTCCCGAGCATTCAAAAAATTGTGGATAATAAAATATGATTAAAGAAGAAAAGGAAACGGTAACATTTGCAGATGTTTTTAGTAAGACCGACATTATAACTATTTTGATTACCACGTTTTTACTTATTTTTGTGTTTGGTTTTTTAGTTCCACGTGTTTTTCAATTTGGTCAATATTTAACTATGGTTTCAAATAGTTATGGTGGACTTGGTTTTTAATCTTCCAACCATAACTATTTATACTAACGCGTCCTACATAGATACGCGATTTGGGCATATGCTGCCCCGACCGTAACATGAAACGACAAACGAACAAAACGAAAGGAGATCTATTGTGATTGATTTAAACAAAATTTCAAAGAAGAACGCTCCTAAAATCCCATTGGTTGTTATCTATGGACCTGAAGGAATTGGCAAATCTACTTTCGGGTCTATGGCAAAAGACTCCATTTTAATTCTTACTGAAGATGGATTGGGAGACATTGACGCCACTGCGATCCCACAGGATGAAAATGGCAAACCCCGCGCAGCGCGTTCCTATGAAGAGGTGATGGATTGTATTCAGATCCTTGCCACGACCGATCATGATTACAAGACCGTGGTTATAGATACGCTCGATTGGTTCCAACCCCTTGTATGGAAGGCTACGTGCAAACGTCTCAACGCAAAGTCTATCGAAGACCCGGGTTACGGGCGCGGTTATGTTGAATGCATGACTGAGTGGCAGGATTTTCTTGATGCCTTGACATATCTGCGCGATACAAAGGGAATGATGGTTATTCTGGTTGCGCATTCTGCCGTGGTCAAGATTGAAGATCCCCTGTGTTCCGCATACGACAAGAACACGCTCAAACTCCAGAAACTTGCGGCTGCTAAAATTGTTGAATGGGGCGACGTGGTGGGGTTCTGTTCGCTCACAACTCTGACTCGTAGTGAAAAAGCAGGTTTTGACAAGACCAGAAATATTGCCGTGTCAACAGGACAGCGCGTCTTGCATGTTGCTCCAACAGCAGGCTATGTAGCAAAGAAACGTTACCGTAATATGCCCGATGAAATGCCACTGGATTACACGGAATTTGAGAAGTATATTCCGGGTGGAAGTGTAAAGAAAGAGGAATGATCGTGGGATTTAAGGAAGATGTAGAAAAACACATGGAAAAGGAATATCCAGAGTTGCATCCTCCCAAAAAGGAATATCCGAAGAAAAAGAAATTTGTGATTCATATACCGGAACAAACGATATATGATGAATTTGATAGTTTGGAAGATGCTATATCATATGCAGATGACGAGTATTGCGGATATGATGAAATAACAGAAATAAAAGGAGACTGATATAAAATGACTGAATTAAACTTTGATAGCAACGTCGTAGATCCGATGGGAAAATTCACCCCAATCCCCGTAGACGATTATTTGGCAATTATTGTTGATAGCGAAATGAAAGATACCAAGAAAGGCGACGGAAAGTATCTGTTGCTGACCTATGAGGTAGCAGAAGGAGACTTCAAGGGACGGAAAATTTTCGACACACTCAATCTTGTTAACACGAATACACAGACTGTTGAAATAGCACAGCGCGCGCTTTCCGCTGTTTGTCGTGCAACTGGTGTTTTACATCCGAAGGACAGCGCGGAACTTCATGGAAAGCCGCTGGTAATCAGCGTGGGCATTCGCGCCGGTTCAAACGGGTTTGAAGATCGAAATGTGATTAAAGGTTATTCCCGCACCGATGGAAAAGAACTTAAGGACATTACGGATGCGACTGCGCCGGTAAAGGGTGCTGCGCCGGTTGTTGGTGGTACTGGCGGGGCTAAGGCAAAGAAGCCGTGGGAAAGGAAATAAATTAACCTCTTTTTTCGGTTCGTTCCGTGGAGAGGTGTTTAGGAGTTTTAAATGATTGAAATTGTTATTCCGTTGTCGATGATACCCCGCCCAATATTAATTGGTTTAATATTGGGTGTAATAGGTATAATTTGTATTTTGATTTCGTGGAAAATTTTTGATTCTAAAGATATTATATTTTTGTTATTTGGGGTAGTGTTATGTTGTATAGGGATTCTTACTTCCGCCGTGTATATGATTAATATTGTGTTGTTAGCGATGCCGCCAATTACTCCTCCAAACATAACATTCTCAATATTTTTTAAGGTGACGTAAAATGGCCGAACTACCAATCCAACATCAACCAACGGTTGATAAAATTTATAAATATTATGTGGATAAAAATATTGAATGGCGAAGACCGCATCTCGGAGCCTCTTTGATCGGTGAGGACTGTCAAAGAAAGTTATGGTATTCATTTAGACACTGCTCTTCTCCCAATTTCATTGGTAGAATGCAGAGGCTTTTTGCCACGGGGAAAATCGAAGAAGAACGTATTATAAATGATTTGAGAAATATTGGCGTCTGCGTATACGACCGTGATCCATCTTCCGGAAAACAATTATCTTGTTTTGACGAGGATTGCCCACACCACAGTGGGAGTGTAGATGGTATCGCTCAAGGGTTTGAAGAGTCAAAAGAGTGGCATATTTTAGAAATTAAAAGTGCTTCCAACAAATATTTTAATCTCATAAAAAAGCAAGGGGTTCAGAAGATCAAGCCACTCTATTACGCTCAAGTCCAAGATTATATGAGGTGGTTTAAGTTAACAAGAGCCTTCTTTTTCGTTGTAAATAAAGATACAGACGAAATTTTTTCTGAACGAATATACTACGATAAAGATTTTGCAGAAAGACAGGCAGATAAGGCAAAGCGCGTGGTATATTCGTCGATACCATTGGAGAAGTTGGGAGACAAAGAAACATCGTTCTGCTGTAAATTCTGCGACCACGCGGATTTATGCTGGCACGGCGGACTCCCCCTTGTGAGTTGCCGCACCTGCGCTTTCTCTACCCCCGAAGTAGACGGCACGTGGACGTGTGGACGTTTTGAGAAAAGGGTGATTAGTGAGTTTGAACAGAAGCAGGGTTGTGTGGGACACATTTTTATTCCGGAACTTGTGCCGCTTCGGTTAATTGGTGCAGACCCGGAAAAGGGCACTATCGAATACGAAGGGGGTATTATAAATGGCGCTGGGAATGTATTGAGCGTGGATTTGGAAAAGGTTATTAATAAGAAAAATATCTGATATTTAAACTTTTCTATTCTACAAAGTTATAAATACTTTTGAAACAATGGTATTATTATGTGCATCAAAACAACATCCATAAAACACCCAAACACAGATTGTTGCAACAACCCAACATGCGACGTTTCATTAACCCCGCCGTTTCTTGTGCCGGCACGATGTTGGTATTGTGGGAAGTTGTGTAGTGAGTGTGGAAAAATAAACAACAACCATTAAATACTAACGCGTTCTATACATACATATGATAACCTTCCCATTATGCCCGACACAACTTTATGACGGAATAATTATCGGTGTTAATGCAGACACACTCAAAGTAAAATTACCAGATGGTCGTGTTGCAACGGTGAAAATAAAGGGCGATGAGTTTGAAGCGACGTATGAGGGGGAGTATGAATGAGTATAACAAAAGATGAAAATTTAAAAATTCGCCATTTAATGGCAACGATTGAAGCGATGGAAGGAACAAACATTCCTTTCCCTACAGCAAGGAAAATTTTTGAAGTATATAAAGAGTTGAAGGAAATCGTGGGTAATGAAGAAGTGGAAGGGTAATTGTGACAACAGACGATTCTTACGGCAAACAAAAAGTTGATTATCACAAATTTATAAATTGTGTTGTTGTAATAGGATTTTTCATTTTGATTTTGTCAACAATAACATTATGGTGCGCGCTCATTGGTCATTCTGATATAAAACTATTTTGCTGGGGGAGCATTTTTGGAGCGACTTTGATTATTGAAGGAATGCTTGCATCATTTTTTAATATGGGGGATTAATGTCCCACGAATACGCGCGTCGTCAGTTGATGGTGAAGAAGAAAGAGGAACCCATTCTTGACCCTTTAACTGATAAGGAGGAGTTGGAGAATGAGTTTGATAATGAGACCATGTACGAGAATCCGTTTCCGTGAAGGTGATTGTGATGGTAGAAAATAAATTAAAAATTGCGATGATTATAATTTTCACAATTGCCATTATTTTATGTGGATATTATTATCAAAAATCATCTCATGTTATAATGATTGGTAATCAACCCGGTTGGTGTGAAAATAACGGTGATTTTCATGCGTTTATTTATGATGCATATGGGAAGGGAGAATATAAAGGAAATTGGAGTCAAATAAAAAATTTCCTCGTTTACCAACATAATAAATATAGTGTGGATTTTATAATAGACTCACCAACCTTTGGAAGTGGGAGAACCGATGATATACGATATTCGTTGGATGAATATATTATAATGAAAGACAAGCAATGCGGGAATGGAACTCCATTACATTATGGGTTGGATATTTTAGATCCCGGTTTAAACTCTGTTGTTTCTAAACCAACAATCGTTCCAACAATGATGGCTACATATGATTATTTAAATTCACAATTTGGGAAAGTTCTAGTATGACAGATGAATCGTGGGAATGTGGATACAACTTTACTGGCGATTGCACTAATGAAGATTGTGGTTTTTATGGATTACCATGTCCGTTTAAAATGTTAAGTGAATGCTCAGTGCATAATGAGAAGTTAAAATGACCGATCTTCTTATAGTGGGTTTATTATTAATAATTATTCTAATATTAATAACAGTCTATGCACCCGAAATTTTGTTATATGGCATTCTTGCCGTTTGCATTGTCGGTTTAATCGTCTGTATCGTGGTTCTAGGAGCGCAATTTATTCACGACCCCGTTGGGTTCTTGTATAGTGGTCTTGTTACGAACAATCCGTTGTTTGTGTTTCAACAAAATATGATGAATGAATCTGCGAGGATGTTGAATCAAACGATAGTATTAAATACTATTAAAACATAATACTTATAATGACTAAATACAAAAAATGTGAATGTTTAAAAGAAGAGAATTCCGTTGCGCGATGTGATGCTGTTGATAGATTAATGCGCGGCGAATCTGTTTTTTATTGTCCGAAGTCAAGACTTCAATATCATGTCACGGCAACTTGTTGGAAGGTTGATTTTGATTGGGTTGGGTCGTTAAATGGAAGAAGAAATTAAAACAAAGGTTTGTAGTCGGTGTAAGAGGGGATTGCCGTTAACGAAGTTTAGGAGAGAAAAAAGTAGAAAAGATGGATTGCAAATGTGGTGTAAAGATTGCCAAAGTGAATATGGGAGGGAAAGAAATAAAATATTACATCCAACGGAATCAAAAATCCGTGATGTTTTGCGTATTTGTAAACAATGTGGAATTGTATTCGAAGTAAAATATCCATATCAACACCCGCAATATTGTTCTCGTGAGTGTGCATATATCGGAAATAGAAGTAAAATAAAATGTAAATGCTTGACATTCGGAAAAGAATTTGAAGTGTGGACATCTTATATTGTTAGGGGTGGTGGGAAATATTGCTCGGTTGGATGTAAATCGATTGCCAGAAGAAAACGTATAAATCGTGTTTGTCAGCAATGTGGGAAAGAATTTGAAACCACACAATACAAAGTTGATCACGAAAGGGGGAAATTTTGTTCTGATGAATGCAGTCGCAAATTTCGAATCGGGAAAAAATGGTCAGAGGATAAATGTTTAAATTTAAGATATATAAGACGTGGTGAAAATGCATATCAATGGAAGGATGGTGTCACATCATTAAATAATCAAATTAGACATTGCACAAAAATGAGAAAATGGATTCTTTCTATATTTGCCAGAGATAATTACCGAGATTGGTTCAGCGGATGCAAAGGAACACGCAAAAACCCTATTCAAGCACACCATATAATACCTTTCCATACAATAATAGAAAAATATAATATAACGACTTTGGAAGAAGCAGAATCATGCGAAGAATTATGGGATATAAATAATGGAATCACCATGTTGAAGAATTCTCATAAAGCATATCATGATATGTGGGGGTGGTAAAATGGCAATTCTTCGGGATTATCAAAACGAGGCTGTCCAAGCAGTCTGGAACTACTGGGAAAGTGGAAACGGTAGAAACGCTCTGATCGTCTCCCCAACGGGTTCTGGGAAAAGCATTATTTTGGCAGAGATGATTAAACGATTATGTTTGGATAGTTCCGACATTAAAATATTGGTTATTACCGACACCAGAGAATTAATTTCGCAGGATTACAAATCTATAAAAAACCACTACCCAGAATGCAACATTGGAATTTACAGTGCGGGGTTACGTGAGAAAAGTGTTAAGCCAACCGTGATTTGCTGTGGCATTCAGAGTATGTATAATAAAGCATATGATTTCGGTCGTGTGGATGTTGTCATAATTGACGAAGCTCATTTAGTTTCACCCAAATCCACAACAAGATTCCAGAAATTTTTTACACAACTTCGGGTATCATCACCGCATTTTGTGGTCGTTGGTCTAACCGCAACACCATTTAGGCTTTCCGACGGAATGTTAAACGAAGGAGACGATGCTTTATTTGAAGATATTGTGTATGTCTGTGATATGAAGAGATTGATTAAAGAAGGATATTTGGTAAATGTAATTAGCAAAGGCGGATTGGCGAAAATTGATTTAAAGGGAGTGCGCGTTCAAGCGGGAGATTATAATTCTAAAGATCTTGCCTATGCAGCAGATTCGAAGATATTGGTTGAAAAGGCTGTTAATGAAATCGTGGAATATGGTAAGGATAGAAAGTGCTGGTTGATATTTACTTCTGGTATAAAACATTCAGAGCACGTTGCCGAAGAATTAAAAAAGCATAAAATTGATTGCGAGATTGTAACCGGAGATACACCGTCTGAAGAAAGAAATAAAATTGTGGAAAAATATAGAAATGGTAAATTGAGATGTTTGATTAACGTCGGAATCTACACAAAAGGATTGGACGTTCCGGCTATTGATCTTGTGGCGCTTTTAACAAGTACAAAATCAACGGGGCGCTACATCCAGATGGTGGGCCGTTCTATGAGACCTTCCCCGACGACAAACAAGGCAAACGCTATTTTGCTCGATTTTGGAAATAATTGTATTGAACATGGCCCGATTGATTCTATAGATCCAGTAAAGATACATGGAAAAGATATATTTGGGAAACCACCAGCAAAACCGCCTATGCGTGAGTGCGAGCGTTGCCACTGCATTCACCACGCGCGGTTATCTGTTTGTCCGGGGTGTGGGTTTGTTTATCCGAAAGATGAAGACACCGAAGCAAGGCACGGTGCTACCGCGTATTCTGGCCCGGTAATGAGTGATCAAATAAAACCCTACATTATAGATGTAGTTGACACCTACGTTTCCAAACACTCCAAACCGGGAAAAATACCGTCGGTGAAAGTGGAATTTATTGATAGAATGGATCGTGCCTATCCGATTTGGATCTGCCTTGATCACCGGAACTACGCCGCTGAAAAAGCGCGTGCATTGGTTCAACAACTTGGAGGAAAATCAAAATCGGTGGAGGAAGCATTAAAAGAATATCCCAATTGGCGGAAAGTTGAAAAGATCGAAGTCCGACCCGATGGTAAATTTACTAGAGTGACCGGCTTCGTCTTTGCAAAGGGGCAATCGACGCAGCAGAAGTTGGAGGGGTAAAAATGCCAACACCAATACAAGAAGCAAGAGATAGGGGAAAGATGCAAACTTGCGATCCGGTTGTGTTTGAATTTTTTATATCTGGGATTGAGTGTTTTGTATTTTCGCTTATCGTATTACACCTTCTACCAAATAATACGCCATCATTAGCGGCAGCGCCGATTTTATTTTTTGGGATAACAATGCTCGTTATATCTATTATTGCATTGTTATATATGGGATATGTTCGATTTTCTAATTGGTTAATTAAGAGATTGAAGGAGGAAACATGACAAACCTAAACTACATCGAAACCTACGACTGCATTAAAAACCCAGAACCATGCGATCTTATTTGTATGATAAAAAGCATGTGGGCATATGCAGATATTGGTTATTTCAAATACGACAAGAACACGCGTGAACTTGAATTGCACACCGGTGGATGGAGTGGCAACGAAGAAATAATTAGTGCTCTCGAAAAGAATAAAGTGTTTTGGATATTGTATTGGCAAAAGACGGAACGCGGCGGGCATTATTATTTTAATATACCGAAGAGGAAACCATGACAATAAGAGAAACATTAAATGGCGCATCAATTTTTGTATTATGGGCAGTAGTGGCATTATTGATATGGTGGATTCCGAGAAAGGTTTGTGGGGTGGTGTGAGGTATGAAACACACATTTATTTTTATTATAATGTGTATGCTAATTGGCTGCACATTGTTTGGTCTTGTTTTATATTTTACACACGAGCAAGATATGTCATTTAAAACAAATGATATTGTTTATAGTAATTACTGTAATTTTTTATATAATTATTTGGGGGTGGATAAAAATTACAATTTCGCATATCAAAATTATACACATGAGGATTTTACATATATTCCACATTATGTAAAATTTCATATTCGACACGAACAAAAAGGAATAAATGTTTCTATAAAAATGAGTAATGAGTGTTTTCGAAATACACAAGAAATGTATAGTTACACCGATAACAATTCCGAAGTTGATTTCCCTATGATAAGTAGTGCAAAGTATAATATATTAATAGACAATAATAGATGTAGTTATTATATTTATCCGAGTGAGAGTTATTATGATATTTATTGTGGGGTAGAATGAAATGACAACAACACCATACTATGAATACACACAAGAACAACACGACGAAATAGTTATGAACCTTTTAAAGATTCAAATAAATTTGCCCATCAATAAAGCAGAGCGTGAATGCAGGATAATTGACGGCGCGGTTAAAGATATTTATAAAATTTTATATGCGAAGTCCGAACAAAAGGTTTATAATCCTGTAACGGGAAAGTATTATAGTATTTGTAAACGATCTAGCGTGAATAAAAATGCTGGTAATATAAAAGGGATGTGGGGGAAGAAATATAAAAATATTTAACATCATTTCAGAAATTTTAAAGACTGCTCTTTCTATTTTAATTCCATGTTTTGTAATTTATTTAGTAATTGTTGTTGCGCAAACCAATTTGATTATAAATGTTGCGTTTGTTATTTTATTTTGGATTTCTGTATGGTTTGTTTTAAATTATACATGCCCAGAATGGGTTTGTTCTTTAATAGTCTCGTTAGTTGTAACTGATATTGGGTCGTCTATTGTAGAAAATATTTGCAATTATATTCCACACACTCACTACCCGGCGCGAAGTAAACGAAGGAGGTTTACAAGAAGATGAAAAGTAAAACAACAAAACAAGCTACCGAGGCATCGCACCAATACGGCTTCTTGATTTGGTTTCACCAGAAGTTCCCCGGCGTTTTAATTTATCATTGTCCGAATGGAGAAAAACGTTCTATAAAAACCGCTGTGCGCTTAAAGAAGATGGGCGTCGTGGCAGGCATACCAGATTTGTTTGTGCCATCGTGGGCGTTATACATTGAGCTTAAAAGGGAAAAAGGTGGGGTTGTTTCCGAGGCACAGAAAAAGATAATGACATACCTTCAGAGAGTTGGTTATACTTGCTTAGTGTGTCACGGGGCTACAGAGGCGTCTATTAAAGTATTAAAGTTTTTGGAGGAGAGAAATAAATGAATATAATACCCAGTGGAGGTATTTAATGAAGAAAATAATCTATCCCGAAGATTCCGATTACGAAGATTATAAAGACATTTACGACGAGTGTGAACATTGCCACGTGCTTGTCAATTTTGATGCACTGGATGACGAAGATGTTATATATGAAAAACAAGGATACGAAGAATATTGTGGATTTAAAGTGAGCGCGCCCGACGCAGTTGTTGGATTTGTTTGTCCGGAATGTGGAAAAAAGAATAAGTTTTAAAATGAAAGACCACATTTTTATAGACCCACCCGAACCACGAAAAATGCGGATATTAGATTTTTATAAATTGAAGTGGATATGTATTTCTATAATTTTTGTTAGTATCTCCATTATTTTTCAATACATCCAAGACCCGACAACTTTAACCACGATTGGATTTTTTAATAAAGTGATTGTGGAAAATGTTTCACCTGTTATTAGTGTTGCATCATCTTTGATAGCAGCAGTAGTTATTTCTCCAATTGTGGAATTTGAATGGGTGTTAGTAAAAGAGATTTTAAAAAAGTTTTAAAATTAATCACACTCATCCTTCTTCTCGCACGTGGGTGGGGTGTATTTTTGAAGTTCGGGTGGAACACACTCTTTAATTTCTTCAACTTCGAAATTCATAAATTCGCAAAATATACAAGTGACTACAATTGTAAATAGAAAAACCGGGACAAAATATTGATTCCCGATGTTTCGTGCAGTTTCATTAACCGAAAGGCAACCGGCCCCAAGAATAATACTGGCGATACATCCACCAAGCAATGATAATGATATTGGTGTTCCCTCCCATCTTATAATGTGTGTATGATTGCGTGTTTTCCTCATCAAACATTTAACGAAACCTTTTGTCGCCGGTTCACAATCCGGGTTTTTAAAACCAGCAAGTTCTTCCTTTGTGAAGTATGCGACATTTCCATTCTCACCATAAAGCGCGATTGGTTTGTTATTATCTATTCGTTCTTTAAATTTAAGATTGCTCGTTTTTGTAAACTTCTCCATCTCCTCCACGGAAGAGAAATAAGCAGTCGATCCATCTTTGCTGTGTAATGCGATCATAGGTGTTTGTTTTACAAACTTTCCCATTCCGTCGCGTGGTTGTTTTTCTTTTTTGGTCATGATTATCAATATACGTATTAGTCTCAAAACATAATAAACCTTTCCCCTCGCGCGTTTTTAAAATATCTTTCATCTTTTTTACATTTTCATCGTAAGTAGACGAAAAGTATATAAACTAGAAGTGCATACATTGTAGTGTCAATCGATGAAACGATTAGACGTTTTTAGGAGAATTTTAAAATATGACTAATAGTGAAATTGTTGGTAAAGAAGTTATTACGCGTGAGAAAGGATACCTTTATTGTATTACAAAGGATGGAAACGTTGATCGTGTTCCCGCGAAGTCAAACAAGACCGGTTCTAGGAAGACGGTAAGCAAGGAAGCGGTTAAGAAGGAACCCGGTTACTTGTATTTCCTCGGTAAGAGCGGTCGCATTGAGCGGGCTCCGATGAAGAACGCGGGCAAGGCTTAAAATAAATATTTTTTAAATTTCTTTTTTTATAATTATAAATATTCAGACCGTTAGGTATAAATATTTTAAACGCGTAGTATGTTATAGAAAGTTTGGAGTTGTGAAAATGAACACGGAAGGGCAATATGTAATCACAAATGTTCAAATTGAAAAGTTTGGAGACTATGTAGAAGACGACGATAACCACACCGAAGAAAAATATAAAAACGCGCGTGGTCTTGCAGGAACAATTCGTATCAATCCGATATCAGATGAAATCAAGAAAGTAAAGAATAATTTACTTGATAAAATTGATGCTTGTTTGTTAGAGTGTGCATATCTTGATGATAGAATCAGTGGGGAGGGTGGTTGTCCCGGAACTAGAAACGGGGAATATAATTGTGATACCTGCCAATATTTCACCGTTGATGTCTCATGCTTAAAATCAACCATTGAGTCTATGAGAGATGACGCAGAATGAAAGACCACGAAATTATTACACTACAAACACGAAAGCGAATGTATTTAAATCATCTTCAAAAGCACAAGTTGCGCGTCGTGTTTTATGAAGACAAGTTGAAGCGCATTGATGAATTGCTTTCAGGCAAAGCAGTTCCAACACCGTGTGAAATAACTAATTTGCCGTTGGGTTATTTCGGGGATCATGTGGATGTGTGAGAAATGAGCACAAAGAAACGTGACATTTGCCCAGCATGTGGTTACGATCTAGTCATCGTATGTGGAGATGAAGAATATATCGCAAAGACAGGAAGATCGATGGTTAAAGTAAATTTTGGTTGCAACGAATGTGGATATGAATGGAGCGAATCATTGAATTTGGAACAGTATGCCCATTTGAAATTAAAGGGGTTGCTATGAAACTATTCAAATACGCATACGACATTTCATATGATCAAGGTTGCGGAGTTGTGCTTGCAAAGACGAAGGAAACGGCTATTGAGATGATTAAACAAAAACCATATTATGGGGTTAAAGATTTGGAAGTCGAAGAAGTTGATATCAAAGTATCGCAGATAATTGATCATTCATGGAGTGAGTGAGAAATGCAACACTACTGCCCCAACTGTTGGTTTTTCCATGAAATCGTTACTGATAATTTTGGAGGGGATCATCCACCATTGGGTCGATTGACTCCCGATATGTTAGAGAACGAAGATGGAAACGCAAAATATGGGTGTTATTGCCCATCAGCATGGGTCCACGTAATGCCTATGCGCGTTATCGATTTGCAACTACTTCGCGCGGTTGGTTGTCAGTCTTTTATTGTGAGGGAGACATTATGAAACTCCACAACTACATCCAAGTAACGAGTCGTCGTGGCCACTTCAATTTCTGTGATCCTTCACAGGAATCGGTTTCAACCCATATCGCTGTTGTGACACCCGATGGGAAGCAAAAAAGTTATATGAATCTCAATACAGATTATGAGATTTATTATACCGATGCTATGGATCTTTTACCAGAAATAGATGCGAGTTTGAAAAGATCTTTTTCAACATCGCGCGCAGAAGAAATCGCATTCCGTGATTATCTTTCGGAGAATGGCGATGATCTGTATATTGGTAATATGCAGCAGGAAAAAATAAAATTGGAGAAGCAAAAAGAGAAAATCGACAAGAGGCTTTTAGAAATTAATAATTTCTTGTCTGGGCAAGGATGGTTTGAAAAGGGAATGTGGGTGGAGCCTTAAATGATTCCGCTTCATTTTTGTGTTGAAATGGAATGCAAATATCTTGGAATGGCCGTAGAAACACATTCATTTTTCTCCAAAGATGTTAAGAAAAATCAACGTAGATGTTTATGTAGAGGGAAAGGAAAATCTACATTGCCACGTTATATTTCATGCGAAGAATGCCCAACTTATCAAGAAGGATTAAAATTGCTTCACTCTAAAATAGAAAAATAAATTGTTTTCAAACCCCCAACACCTGCATAATCGTCTTACCCTTCAACAACTCATTCTTCTTTTGTATCGCTCTCCTCAACCAATATTTCTCCGACACATTACAATAATGACAAATAGAATTTTGGTCTTTCTGCAATCTATCAGAGATCTTTCCATGTCGCGCTGCCAACTCTAGATATGTATTCTCATACAACGACCCAACCTTCTCCGTCAACCCGCGCACCATACAACAAAAGAACACGTTGCCATTGGGCAGGAGTTGATAAGCAGGTGATTCTAGGAAGTTGCAAAGTCTACGCCCTTTTTTTAATTCGGCCCGACCGCGCGCCATATCCTCGCACTTATTGGAAATAAACCCCCACCCCATGTTCATATATTCGAGATGCTTAACATTCATTTCAATAATGGAGCGTGCTTCAAAGTAATCTTGTGTTTGTGGGATTTTGGCATTACCATAAGCGTCGGGGAGGTGAAGGACAAATTTGTCGATGGGAATATCAATTAACCTACAAGCATTAGTTGGTGTCAATCCGGTTAGTGTGCTAAATATAGAAATGGGGTGTCCTTTGTGATGTGCCCACATAATCATATCTGTTGTCTGTGGATTAAGGAATGGTTCGCATAGACCAGAAAAGAAAATGGGTAGATTTTGTGGAACCGTTTTCATAAAGTTTTTGAACTGGTCAAGTGTCATTAAAGGATTACCTTTGTAATTTTTAATAATCGTTTCCTGTGGACAATATTTTAGGCAGTTGATTGAGCAACCGATTTTGGTTGTGATCTCGAAGTAGGAGGGTGGTAGGATCATTTTATCCCCTCATTATATATCTGTATATTTTCATACGGTTCGCCATCGTCTTTGATATCCACGACTCTCCCCTGTGTTCTATCATATTTCACCCATTTTTTAGATGATGTGTTGTAAACTTGGAAATATATATCGTAGTTCGTTTTCATCTCTTCCTCACCAAATCAAACCCCGTTACTTCTTCAACGATACAAACTCCCAAATTCTTCAAATGATACGGCAGCAAATCCCACGCACCCCTTTTAATAAGAATTTTTACAATGCCCCACGATTGATTAATATTGCCCGTTGTTGCAGTCAACCCGCTTTCGTTCCAACGATAGTGAGATAAAACTTCTGGGAATAATCTACCTTTATATTTTCGCAAACGCAAAGACAAATCTCCATCATCAGTGTGTTTTAAAGATTCATCAAACACATACCCATATTCAGATTTTATTTTATCTAATGTTTCTTTTTTAAATAATATTCCTCCAATTCCCCCAATCTCGTTGTGTGTACCGGGCATCTCCATAATAATTTGTTCCTTATTATCTTTATGCATTTTTTGGCAATGCACACACCAATCCAAATCTGAATTGATATAGTTTTCCATTGCCATAACCATTCTTTCCAAGTTTTGTGGTTCCCACCAATCATCAGCATCTAGGAAAGTAACATATTTACCAGAACATTCATTAAACCCCTTATTGCGCGCGGTCGCACAATTAGATTTTTTATCTTCCCGTATAATACGGATTTTTGGATTTGGATCATCTACATTAATGCATTTCCATATTTCATCCAATGTATTATCTGTGCATGGTGCGAGAACAATAAAACATTCCCAGTTTGTGTAAGTTTGGTTGATAACGGATTGTAGGCATTCTCCGATGTATTTTCCAGAATTATAAGCAGGAATGACAATACTTACGAGTGGAAGATTGTCATTATATTTTTTGCAATTAAATTCTCGCAACAATTCAAAATATAGTGGTGTTGGTTTTACTATTGGGTTCCAAAATACGCGGTTCATTTTAATCCTCCAATTTATCCATGAATTTATTAATAAAATATCCAATCGCTCCACCACAACCAAATCCGGTTATCATTCCATAAGAAATGATTATCATTTGACATCCCATTATATATGCCCACATATGATAAATAGGTTGCGTTTCACTTGCAAATTCTATAATTTTTAATATTCCTAATATTCCTCCCATAAGTGATATTATTAAAAATGGAGCGATTTTTATTACATTATTCCAATTATATAAAAAGGATATATATTTTTTTGAAAACAATAATATATATATCGAGATTCCAACGAATATTCCAAATAATATTCCCATAATATGTGGAAATATTAAACATTTAACCATGGGCCAAAATTCTATAAATTCTTCCATTTTATTTCCTCTCCTTCAACTCTCTTAATATAGTCACGACTTCCTTCCAATCCTTATTCAAATCCGCTGAATTTTTCATAAATAAATATTGATAATCGGATCGTATTAAAACTCTCCCTGATATTACAACTCCGATAAATCCTATTATTGGAATAATTATATAAATAAGAATGGCAGCATTGCCATATATCCCAAATTTTTCACAAGCCAACATAGCAAATGTTTCAAACGTCACGATTGGAAAAACATATTGATATATGTTCCACGCGGTCTGAAACTCGGTTTGTCGATCTGCAATATATTTTAAAATTGACAATGGAATTTTTATGGTCATCAAATCCCCATCCAATTTTTAATCCGTCGCATTCTTTTAAATCCCAATAACTTTACAGCGAGTCTCCCCAATTGAATATATCGTGTGCCCATTTCAAATCTTCCATTACATTCGGGGTTATTACAAATTACCCCCACGCTGAATTGCGCATGTGGTCGTTTAGTTGTTTTATAAGTTTGCATCTTCCCACAATGGGGGCATTTTACAAAGATTTCATCATTGGTTATTTTTGTTGGAACAGATACGGGAATTGCTGTGTATTTTAAAGTGAACACTTCATTTTTCAACGTGTCAAAATCTTCATCTGATAAATTTGTGAGATTACATACGTTATCATAATTATAATCCGTGCTTGTCAATTTATTAATAAATTCTATTTCATCTTTTATGATTCCATTTTGTAAAGCATGTTTATAAATAGCGGTCCCGGGAAACGGAATAATAAAGCCCATAAATAAACCACCTCGTGAAAGATGTGGGTGTTCTCGAATGAATTGTAAAGTAGTGCGTGCGGTGGAAAGTGTTTCTGCATTATCTCCAAAGATGAACCCCCCTTGCGGAACAAGATTTCTTTCTGCGATCATTCCAAGCGTGGTTTCAATCTGCGCGGGTGTTATGTGTTTTCGCATTGAATCGAGAACTTTTTGGTTGTAACTTTCGAGACCTAATCCGATAACTACATTCCCACAGGATTTCATGGCATCAAGAAGTTCTGCGTCCGCGCAATCAACGCGCAGATTGCAATACATTTCAATTCGCCACGGAATGGTTTTCTGATATTCTTTAAATTGTCGGCAGAATTCAAGTGCGCGCGCTTTATCGTATGAAAACAATTCGTCAAGAAATGTGAAGAAGTTAATGTGGTATTTTTCAACAACGTATTTGATTTCTGACATTATATTTTCTGCGGAACGGTAGCGGTATTTTGGGCCGGTTGTGTGGTAGCAAAATGTGCAATTATGAACAAGAACGTCGTTGGCATAGAACCAATTATATCCCGGCACTTCTAAACAATACGTATTATGTAACCCATCTAGTGGTTCAACGCTTTTAACTACGTGATTTACATCTGGTTGCCCGGGTATACGGGATTTTGTTGTTCTTCCACAACCACCTTTCCACATCGGATTTTTATTCCCCGTTTTGGATGCTTTATAATTCATTCTGGATTCTATAGAGCGAACTTTACCACGTTGTTCTTTTCCGCGTTGCACAAAAAATTCGTGTGGTAGATTTTTTGCGGGATTATTATCTTTCATACGTTGTGATAGTTCTGGATGGTAAGTTGGGATATGTTTATGATTGTCGGTAAGTGTTAAATTTTTTTCAACATTATTTATTTGATTATGATCATTGTGATGAACCCTTTCGTATTGTGAGAGTTTCCTTCCAATCATAGATTCCATTATTAAAGTGTGCTGATATCGATGCTTTTTCCTTCCCCATATTATAATCGTGTAACCAGTGGTGCTCAATTTATAATGAACAGCACGAACACTATCACCGGGTCTCAAAAATTGTGCTTCCGTTTCATACTCTCTCAACGGGACATATTGGTTTGAGTTTAAAAATTTTACAAATTTGTGATCTGGTGTACAGTCAATATATCCCCCCTCTTTAAATGAAACTCTAACGAGATTTTTATTTTCTCCGGTTTTAGCAACTATTGAGGACTGTGCATATAATACATCTTTTGTAATTGGATCTCGTGTAAGAACTTTTGGGGTCTGCCCAACGAGATCTTTTATTTTAATGTTGCCATTTGTGGTTGCAATTAAAGTGTCTCCTGATAAACAATTTGCCGAACAACCGCGCGCTGAAACCAACATATACGGGCGCGGTGGATAATCTCGTGGATATTGATTCCAACCGCCAAGTTCTTGGTGTTTCAAGTATTCGGAATAACCGAATAGTTCAAGATCGGGAAACGGGAGTGCATCTAGGTTTTTGATTTGGGGGCGTGGTTGTGTTTTAGTAAACGTTGGAATAGGCCATGTTGTTGAATAAATAATACCTTTAACATTTTCCACAGATTGCCCCTTCTCAATAGTTTGTATCAACTCTAATGCTGTTTCTTCACCCTCAAAAATAATCCCGTAATGTGGATTAATAAGTTTCATCATTAGTTCGGGGTTAGACGAAATGATACCTCCACCACAGACGGTTATTGTATTGGGAGATGCTTCGTGTACATATTTTATTATATCGCGCACAGCGGGATACATTATGGAAATTGTGCCGGTGAATACGAAATCATAGTGAGTGTCAGTAATAGTTTTTTGTACAATGTTTTTAACCAATCCGGGTGTGTGATTAAGGTTTAATGCCGAGACATCACATCCATTGTGTTTGAGATAAGAAGCGATGTAGGGCATTCCCACGGGCATTAAGTAATCATAGTCAATACCGGTTTCGTTTTCATTGTAGACAGTTCCGAAACCTTTATTAAATCTAGGTAAGATAAAAAGGATTTTCATATTCCAAACCACCATCCCGGTCTATCACATGCAAATGTGGAATAGAGTGGATCAGAAAGTGTTGCATTTACACATTTTTGAAATTCACCCACTTGTGTTAAATGAATAACTGTGCCATGTATAAATATTGCCAATATTATTACTATAACACTTAAAAATATTGTTAATTTATAACCATCTTTCATTCTTTCTCCTCCTTACATTCAATCAACTTAATATCCGGTTTTTCTTTTTCAATTTGTTGCAATGATTGTTGAGCATATAACATTGAATTTTTGTTGGCACAAATATCATCCAATCGTGGGGGAATATCAACACCATACTTTCTGAAATCCAGAGAATAAAACTTTTCATATGCCCCACGTGCTTCTTCAAACGTTCCAGCCATTACGAGAGCGCGGATTGATGATTCACATACATCACGCAACATTTTTGCCGGCACTTCGAGGTCAATATTTGCTTTGATGTATTCTACAATTTCATATTCAAATTGTGATGTAATCGGAATTCCATAAAAGTTCGCACCTTCGCATCGTCCATATTCATTTGATTTTCCACCGAGTTCAACCACTTGTTCTACTCTCAATTTTTCACTATTTAAAATATCTTCTATCTCGTGCATTCTTTGTTTAATTTCTTTTTGTTTCCGTTCCAGTTGTTCTTTTTCGAGTATGAGAGTATCCCATCCTTTTCGTTTAAGCACATTACTACGAGCAATTCCCCAGAAATCTTTTATCTGACTGATAAAGCGTTGATTGATTGCTTTCAAATCCTGCGTTAGTATTTTTTCAAATCCTTCGCGCTCCCGTTCGGTTAGTTTTGGCATTTCAACAACCTCCTGTAAACTTCCATATACTGTTTCGCAATATTCTCCGGTAAATATTTCAATGCTGTTTCCCTCCCTCCTTTTCCAAGTTGCTCTTTTAATGCATCACCACAAATTAAAATCTTAAATGCTAGTTCTTCGTGGTTTCCGTTTTTTACCAACAATCCATCAACACCATCTTTTATTATACTTTCCGAACCGCCCGACCGGGTTGCTATTACTGGTGTTCCTGTAGCCATCGCTTCAAGAATGGTTATACCCTCTGATTCTTCATATGAAGGTGAAATATATATTGATGCATTAGAATATTCTTTCATTAATAATGTATCGCTTACTTTTCCAACAAAATTCACATTGTCAATTAAATCCAAATCGGAAATGAGTTTCATTATATCTGCGCAATATATAGGACTTCGTATCGAACCAACGACATTCAATTTTATATAAGGCATTTGTTTTTTAACTATATAAAGTGATCGGATAAGAACGTCTAATCCTTTTCGTTTTTCAATCCCCCCAACATATAATAATAGATTTGGTATTGTGTATTTTGTTGTAACATCCATAAAACATGGATCAACCGGGTTGGAAATGACATCTACATGTATCGCATAGTTTCCATATTGTGTTTTCGATATGCATTTTCTCATTTCTCTTTCTACATAATAAGAAACGGCAACAACGTTTTCCATTTTTTCAAAGATGTGTGATTCCATTTTACAACAACTTATACGATGCCACGCGCCTTTTAGACCAGACCAATATTTTGATTCATTGTGTGACACTCCGTGAACAGTTATAAGAACAGGACATTTTTTATATGCAATTGCTGGGTATCCATATTCCCAGCTTGAACCATTGGCGTGGATTAAATCTGGTTTTATTTTATTTATTTCATGCAATATCAATTGCTTGGAAAGGAATTTTGGAACCAAGATTGGTTTGTTTCTTAAAGGAAAATGGATATAATGGATTGCAAGATTTTTGTTGATTGACACAAAAGATTTATCAATTCCATCCGTGATTGTCAATACGTGAAAGTCATATTCTGGGCACAATTTTGATAATGCATTGGCAGTTAAATAAACTGACCGCATTATTCCGCCGGTTATTGTTTCATTGGGTAGTGGGTAGTCTCCGAGTATAAGAATACGTGTCATATTAATTCCTTGATGAGTTGTTTCACCGATTCTTGTTTTCTTTCACGGCTGAAATAACGTGCGCGCTCACGCGCTTTTGAACCGTCCATAGTCATTGCTTTATTAATTGCATTAATAGTTGCTGTAACATCTCCATAAGGCACGATAATACCCGTGTCTTCTACAATCCACGGCAAAGCACCTTTATCGCTAACAACAGGCACACAACCATATGCCATTGCCTCTACAAGTGAGATACCAAATGTTTCATCGCGTGAAAGTTGGCAATAGACTTTGGCGCGTTTCAAATAGTCCTCGTATTCTTTTCGTGGGAGATGTTCTAATATTTTTGTGTTATAAAGAATATTTTTTGATGCTTCTTGAAATATTGAAATTCCTTTATAAGCATACGCATGTTTCGAACACACGGCGGTTACAGCAAGATCTTCTTTTTGTGGAAGTGGTATATCACAAGTTTCCGTATCAACCCAATTCGGAATTGTGATTATATGAGCCATTGTGTGGGTTAAGTAATAATTTTCAAAATAATAATCGTCTTCGGGCAATGCAAATGTATTATCCATCAATTTTATTCCTATACCAACTTTTAATGTTTTAACATTGTATACGGGGGAAGGAACAATAATTTCTGTTGCATTTCTTATAATCCATCTTGAAACATATCCACGGATTGGTTTAAGTTGATTTCCATAATTAATTTCAGATATTCCAGAAACTTCAAATCCACCGACATTCACAGCTGTGGGTATATTAAATATTTTTGCAATAATAACTAATGGTAGTGCCGGGCAATCTGCAAACCAAACCCAGACGAGATTTGATTTTCTAATATTTAAAACTTGTTGAAAACATTTAAATAGATAAAGCGGAAAATCCATTTTTTTGATCGGGGTGTTAAAAATAAAAACATCGTGATCTTCCTTTAAAAGTTCTGCATCTCCTTGTATAAAAGGACTGCGCATATCTCCGGCGAAAAAGATTTTTGTCATTTAATATCCTCTAATAAAATCTTTAACTATATTCCACATTACCATTATTTTTTCATCGAGAATTCTATAATGAATTAAAAACGATGTTTCTGGTTTTTCCAGATTGTTCCTTTTTAAAAATTCTCGTAAATTTTCCATTACTTTTATAACGTTTTGGTGATAAGCAACAAAGGAATAGTTACTTCGTTTTTGTATACTATTTTCTGAAATAGTATATTCAAACAAAGGTGTCGGGTCGTAATAAATTTGTGTTGTTGCTACAAATCTTATTGAGAAATCATAGTCTTCACAAAGTGGGAGCAGGTTGTATAGACCTGTTTTTTCCAATAAACTTCTGCGAATTACACATGACGATGTTACAACGAAATCCCCTATTATTTCCTGTGGAAGCATGTCGGGTTCATTTGTAATATTTCTTTTAATATATAAATCTTTTCCTATGTTCCCGTTACTGCAAACCAATCCTAATTTTGGGTCTATTAATAATCTTGATATCTGCGATGCTAATTTTTCTGGATACCAAACATCATCATCATCTAAAAAGGCAATGTATTTTCCATTTGAAACTTTAATGCCCATGTTTCTGGATATGGCTGGATATGATGTTGTAGGTATATGAAGAAAATGGACATTTGGATAATTATCGGAAATTTCGTTGGTTGCCCATGTGTCATCTACAACAATAATTTCATAATCTGTAAAAGTCTGATCTAGGACACTTTGGATTGCTCGTTTTAAAGATAGGTTGCGGTTGTGAGTTGGAATGATAACAGAAACGAGAGGAGGCATATTGTAATAAGATAGGACGCGTTAATATAAAAAGGTTGTGGTGGGTTATTTGCCTTCACGAATACGTTTTCTTCCAAGTTCACAATATTCAGGATTGAGTTCTATACCAATATAATCACGATTATGGAGTTTACAAGCGACACCGGTTGCTGATGAGCCGGAGAAGGGATCGAGAATTGTGGCGGGAACTGGTATGTTATTTGTGCAATTACAAGATGGTTGCCAATCTATGGTTTCAGTAATTTGAGCAACATGACCACCAGTGCGTTCTAATCCCTGCGCATTACCGGGATTGAGTTTTTGCTTCTGATCATCAGAACCAATGGTGGGGCGAGTTATATATGATTCTTTTTTCGCAACTCTAACCCACGGCGCTCCACAATGTGGGCAAACGCCTTTTTCTGATGTTCCCGCGAGAATTAGGGGTTCTACAAGCCTTATCGGATATGCGGCAAAATGTGAACCTTTATACGGTTTCGGATTTACCACAAGAGCCATTGGTTCACCATCTTCATTGTGAAGAAGTCCTTGCCATGTCTTGAAGAAGAAATCGGAATCCCGCATGTAACGAAGGCCATAACCATTAGGTTCATAGCGAGCGTTAAATCCTGTGTAAGTTTCATTCCCTGTGTTATCTTGCTTTTTAAATTGCCCCCCATCTGGATACTTGGAGTTTGTGTTTACGCATTGACGAATAACACCGCGCGGTCTTTTATCTTTGTTGTAAGATTCTGATGAAAGTTGCATTGTTGCTATGTAGTCATAGTAATATTTCTGTGATTTTGAGAATAAGAATATGTGTTCAATGGAAGAGCCGGGGCGATCTGTTACAGATGATGGAAGTGAATTTCTTTTTACCCAAGGAATATCAGAACGGAGATACCAACCCCCCTTACTTGCTTTTAACCACTCTTCATCCAAATCTTCAATTGTTCTTTTAGTATGTTTTGGAACGTCATTCCAAGTATCATAATCTCGAAGCAACGAAGTTTTGATTTTTTCTACTGTATACATTGTCTGTGGTGATGAGGCACCATCGGAGCGCATAGAAAATGCTAAAGCCCACGGGATACCAATAAGGTCTTTGGGTTTCATTCCCATAAGTTTTGACTTATCTACATTCCCGGATTTAGAGTGACCTTCAAGATTTCTTCCTTTAAGAATATCTGATCCACCGTTGAACGATCCGCATTTAGAAGCACAATAACTATCCCCAATATTCATCCAGAAAACACCGTCGCTTCTTAAAATCCTTTTTAATTCATGAAAGATAGTTGTTAGGTGTTTAACAAACAATTCAGGTGTAGGCTCTTGTCCCAGTTCACCTTTCCACGCTCCACACTTTGAACAAATATCACTTCGCAAATTCTCACGGTGCGTATTCCCTTCATGTTGCATTGGACCCGGTTTTGTATCAGATGATCTATATCCCGGTGGATGAACTTCCCCCCATTCATGTTGGCAGTTTGGATCTCCATCCCATATTTGTGGTTCGGTATTGTACGAACGCAATCCATAATATGGACTTGACGTTACCGCACAATGCACTGACTCACTATCCATCCTTTTCAAAACTGTTAAAGCGTCGCCTTGGATAATCATTCAACAACCTCAAATAAATCGGTGTATTCGGAATCAAACAACTCATAATCATCTCCAATCGATATTTTTAAATCCCCGAATTCTTTAGTGAGAAATCCAATTTCCCTTTCGTGATTTTCAAGCCAATGTGCTTTTTGGGATGCGAGGTATGCTACTGCTTCATCACCACCAAAACAATTTTTTAAAAATCGTTGAGCAAAATGATTTCCAGCATTTTCTATTATTTTTATTCTAATCAATTCTTCACATCCTGATACGGAATAGTATCTGCTTTCTGTGAAAGTGCAAGTTTAATATATAATTTTCTTTGTTCTCTATACCAGTCAGAATCAGAGCCTTTAAAGTTTTGGCTTTGAGGAAGCGCGCGGTATTCTTTTATTTCACCACTCAATTTGGCGCGCAGTGTGTAGAACCAAACGGGATCATATTTGTAACATAGTTTGTCGGCCCAACAAAGTTTGGATGGAATTGTGTTTCGTGCTCTTGCAAAATGCCGAGAATGATATAAACATAAATTTCTATAATGCCGCCATTCTGTATCGGTTTTTGTATCGAGATATTTTGCTGCAAAACTCGCTGCCCACACCGGATGATTTTCTCCCTCTGTGCCATCCATATTTGGGCATCCCCAATATCCCAAATCGTGGATGAAGATACAAACAAATTCTTTCCATGATGGCCACGATTTATAGAGTTCTTTCCATGCGAGTGTAACAGTTAGTGGATGCCAAAATATTTGATGTACGCCCCACAACAGAGATTTTGTTCCAGTTTTCATTTTTATTTCTCCTTACAAATTTGCTTCGCCGTCTTCGTTTTTATAAATCGTTCTATTGTTTCTGCACTATCTATACTTATATGCGCGTATTAAATTTTCCCACTTCACAATAGTTACATTCTTTTGTAGGGAGTTGGATGCATTGATCACAGAATTTGCTGCCTTCTGCTGCGTTGCGAGTGCATTTTTTATGAGCACATTTTGTAATATCCGATATTTTCGGCTCCGCATTGACATCAAAATATCGCGCCTGATATAACACTTCTTCCATCTGTTTAAATGCTTTTTGGCACTTTGTCAGAAGGACTTCTGCATTTTCCATGTTGTACCCGTCTTTACAACATTCTTTTGCCCATGAGTCTTCGGTATTATCTCTTTTATATTTTTCCGGATCGGATTTTATCTCGTTGATGCAATTTGCCATTTCTGTTAATACGGACTCCACCCGAACAAGATCTCTCAATAATTCTTGAACTGGGTTTGATGTGTCTTTTGGAGCATATAAATTGATGTGACTTTCGTTTTCTCCATTATATTGAATTTTGTCAATAACTATATGCTCAGATAAAACATCAAATGGAATATCAAATGTAACCTGATACAACATTGAACGTTCGAGATCTTCAAGAATTTGGTTTCGGTTCTTTCGCTTGAACTGCTCAAAAAATCCCCGACTTGATGTGTTATTAAACCATATGTTTCGTGTTATTGCTTCTTTGTATGTTGGGGTAACACGATCAAATTGGTTTCCGTGGTTACAATCGTATGATACTGCCGGAGAATGATCATCATATTGTAGCGGGATATGTTGCATTAAGTCTTTTGTTTTTTCTCCGTTAATTACCCCCCACTTTTCAAACGTTTTGTGTTCTTCTTTGCAAAACCCATTGTGATCACCATATTCTTTTTCGGCGATGTTGTCAAAAGGTGTAGTAAAATACATACTGTATTTCAGGAACCCGGGTTTTTGAATGCGGGAGTTGAAATAATATCCATATTGAACTTCTCCAAATAACAGATGCAATAATCCTATTGTTGCATCTACATCTTCGTAATTTGAGCATCGTTTAATTCCATTATACATGATTGTTACCTTTCATAGTAAATAGTATACGTTCTAATAGTTATTAAATGTTGTTACTCTTTATTCGTAAACCTCTTCAAACACTCGCTCATATTCCATTGCCCACAAACAAGATTATCATCCGTCTCGCTGTTATCAAGATCACAAGTCATATTTGTATGACACGAACTTTCTTTTGTTTTCTTATGTTCGCAAGTCGCACAACACGTAAATGCTATAAACTTAATCATTTTTTCTCCTTTTTTGAAACCATTTGAATTGGCGTTAAAAGATCGTTTATATGTTTAATTATATTTTCAGAATTCATAAGTTCTCTTCTAATAATAAATAATGCATCTGTAGATAATTGAACACGGTTATCATCAACTTCATCAGGTATCATTGCTGGAATAAATCTATTGTTCCACGCTTCGATTGCTTGTTGTTCGGATTCGCACCAACAATGAGGATAGAGATTTCTCCCCCTCGCATAGCAATCTTTACAAAAAACATGATATGCATAAATTCGGTTGTTATCATCTTCTGCCAGATCTGGCACTATTTCTAGATCGTTACTTCCACAAAATGGACATGGTAATAGTTTTTCATTTTTGTCAATCATTTCCAACCACCGTATCAACCAAGTGCAAAATCGACAACCATTCCGGCACATCAATATTTACACTACCCGCATATCCCTTTTCAATCGCTTCTTCTATTTCTTTTCTAAAAAGATTTCTTCTACTCTGTGGCATATGATCCCAGTTTGCTTTTATGATATCAGCGATAGTGCTGACAACATAAGTTTGACGACCGAGAGCGTATCGAAACGCACAAAATAAGAGAATGTCTTGGTTACAATCTTCGAAGTTGATGTAGATTTCTCCGGTTCTATGGCACGGTAGTGGGGGTGTTAGTTTTTGATTAACCATCACGAACACCTACTTTTGCCACAATTCGTACAAATCCTGCATCCGCCTTCCATCACATAATGCGGCGCGTCACAACATTTTTCTTCTGTTGCTTCAACCTTTATACTTTTGGGCATTAACATTTTTATCGCATCGTCCAAACATTTTCCTGTAATATCCGCGCACGATTTACCACACGATAATTTGTTCTGCATCGCCGTCATGCACTTTACTTTAGAGAATTGTTTTACATAGTTCTCTGCTGGTGTCCCCCATTCCAATCCTGCCGAAATAGAACGCCCCATTGCTGCCATATTTGCCTGACACCCACCAACACCATCACCTTCCACAAAGATCATTGTTGGTTCCTCTTTGTCGTGGCCAATGATAACATAGAATTTCCCGCATCCACTATGGACTTTGTAAATTACAGCGGGGGTTTTGGATTCGTAGAAAGCATTTTCAGTTTCGATCCAATCTACGATACTTTCAACAACCACGGGTTTCTTAAGTGCCAACACTTCATTCTCACGGCTACCATTGCGATAGATTGTAAGACCTTTACAACCACTCTTCCACGCGTCAATAATGATCTGTTTGATTTCTTCTTTAGTAGCAGAGTTTGGAAGGTTGATTGTTTTTGAAATGGACATATCCACATTCTTTTGGAATGTGGCCTGCATTTTTACGTGCATTGATGAAGGGATGTCCATTGCGTTTTGGTAGAGGAGTTTGAAAGAATCTGGTAAAAATTCTATATCGCGAATCGTCCCCTTTTCATGGCAGTGTCTAATAATGGCTTGTCTCGTTCCATCCAACGTATCATATTTTACGCCATCCACGGTTACGAAGAATCCTACTTTGCCATTAAGATCAGTCATTAGATTTTTCAACGCTTCTTCAAACAACGGATGCACAATATAATGTTCGCCCAACGTGTCATGCCGCGTATATACCCAATTAAATGCGGGTTCGATACCTGATGAAGCACCCGCAATAATACTAATTGTTCCCGTTGGTGCAATCGAAGTCAATGAAGCATTTAACCTGTTCTGTTTGATATTCGGATTCTTACCCAATGACTCTGACACTTCATGTGCGCGCTCATTAATAAATTTCATAATTTCTTCGGCAATATCAAGTGCCTTCTGACTATTATAAGGAATCCCCATTTTAATCAACGCGTCGTGGAATCCCATAACACCGAGACCGATCTTGCGCGTTCGCTTGGATGCAAAGTCAATTTCTTGGAGTGGGTATTTGTTTTTGTCGATTACATTATTGAGGAATATAACCGCTGTGTCTATTGTGGCTTTGAGTTTGTCGTAGTCAATTGCATTGTCTTTTATGTGGTGGGAAAGGTTGATGCTACCCAAGTTGCAGCTCCCCCATGATTCTAATAGAGCCTCCCCGCCAAGAGGTTTTTTGTTACAGCAACGATGCTTCGTTGCAGGTGTGATCATTTCTGTCACACTCTCATATTCTCATATGAGATCGGACTATATCATCGATGTCGCGTCTATAGTCTCTGAACCTTCATCTTATTGATAAGATGCTTGGCTGCTGATTGCCCAATCATTTCTATTTTTAAAACGTTCACGTTTATCATTTCTGATTGCGTTGTAGTTAGAGATGCTTAAGGGTGTTCCAGCAATTTACGCGATTTTAAATCCACACGGAGTTTAATGGATTTGTATTGAGTTCTCCATATTCGGGAGCCGGGTTATACTTTTCGATTGTATCTTTGAACAGAATTCCCGGCTCTCCGTTATTGTAAATTCCGTTCACAATCAAGTTCATGATTTCGGGTGTGGGATTCTTCATGAATTCATCTGTGAGTTTGACAGAGATATTAAAGTTAGAGAGTTTTCCTTCTGTCTGTTTACATGTCACAAAGTTTTTGATTTCTGGATGCGCAATATCAAGGCATCCCATCATAGCTCCCCGGCGACGGCCTCCTTGCTTGACAACCTCTGTCATTGTGTTAAAAACTTCCATAAATGAAACCACACCGGAGGAAACACCGTTGCGTTTTCCAACTTTGCTTCCAGCGGGTCGGAGTTTTGAGAAATTGAATCCGACCCCGCCCCCACGAGCGAAGATTTTTGCTGCATTTTTGTTAGCATCAAAAATACTTTCAATTGTATCTTCTACCGGCAAAAAGAAACACGCTGACAAGGCGGGGTTAGAAGTTCCGGCATTCATCAGGGTTGGTGAGTTGGGCAAAAAATCTTTATCTACAAGAATTTTCTTGAACTGATGATATTGTTCGTCGTTGCTTGAAATGAATCGCGCTACACGTTCACAAACATCGGGATAACTATTTTCTCCATCGACGCAATATCGTTCTTTAATGAGTTTATCTTCGTAAGTTTCCATTTGGGTCTCCCAAAAATTTATGTTCTGATAACTATACAGAATTGCGTTTACACGCGTGATATAGTTATGTTTTATTTATATTTAAAGGTTTGTTATGTAAATTTATGTTTCAATCTCACCTTTCAACAATGCAATAATATCACAAAGATACAAATCTTCGTGGTCATCCATTGCTTCAAAGTGTTTGATAAGATTACTTAAGTGTTTAGTGGGATTTTTAATAAAGGAAGAGTGTGAAGCGCAACCAATTGTTTCTGTAATATTATACATTTTATCACGTTGTATTGAGAACCCCAAAAAATTATTATGATTGATATCAAATAACAGTTTGTTTGTTTCAGATGGGCAATCTGTAGATGCGTAATTACAACACGTCTCGCATCGATATTGGTTTTTGGTGTTTTCGGTCATGGTTTCTCTTTATTTAGATATTTAATAAACTCACAAAATTTGATAATTTTATTTAAACGCTCCGATACGGTTTCAAATTCATTTCGAATGCATCGGTTTTCTTTTAATGCTGTTTCAAGTCTCCCCTTTATCCAATATAAATCGGTTAAAGTTTCGTTTAACTCATAAAAATCATCTTCCGTTCCACAGCAATCATAATCCGGTGGGTGGCATTGGGTTTTATCTTTTGGGTCGATCCACATGCAAGTTTCACATTGATGATAATTTTTATCAGTGAATTTAACGATATTATTTTGTTTATAATGACTACAGTTGTTGGTCATGGTTGCTCCTTATGACGGAGGGATTCTTCACAGGACCGGACATGTGCAATAACTCTGTTTCCAGAATCTCGCAATCCTTCGTATGCAATCTTTTCAATTTCCTCCAGAAGATACCCGCATTCTTTTTGGAGCGTTTCTACTGTACGCTGCGTATAGTCGTAACTTCCCCATTCCCCGGCCGGGATCCAGTCGTATCCTTTTGCGAGAGATTGTATTTTTGCCAACGCCTCTGCAAGACCGGATTGATCTTTTGAGATGACATCGCGGATTAGTGCTAGATTTTCTTCCAGCACTTTCTCCCGGGCTGCCTGCTCTATCGCGGTAATTCCGGCACCGCACACCCCAGAACTTTCATACGCAAGTTCGTGGATGCAACCACGCCCGACTAAATATATGGGACATTTCTGGCAGAGGGGCGTGGGAAAAAGTCTTTTTGCGGCTCCCTCTAGCGGGGCGATGACTGGGTGGGAACGAGCTTCCGTCTTATTCGACCACCAAAAACAATGCCCACAGGTTGCATCTTTGGGGCACATGTCCTTGGGCGGTTTTGTGCAATCGTATCCCTTCGGCTGCTTGTCTGTTGTCATGGTGCAAAACCTTTACCCTTGCGTTTCTCTCTTTCATCATAGCAATGAGACCCTGCAACACAGGATAGACATTTCACGCTGTTCATTTGATATCTGCTGAAGCAGGAAATGTTTTGGCTGGTTGTAGATCCTCCATTTAGGACCGGGTAATCGTCAGTCATATACGTTCTATATACGCCATCAATCTATTTAAATCCTTCTACACAACCATTAAATACAATCGCGTTCTATCTAATTGTGATATTATGGCAACAAAAGACGAACTCAAAAACATGCTTGTAAGCCTTGTGAACTTAAAAGTTTCAGAAGAGGACATCACGGAAATTGATATTACTCTTAAAACAAAGATGAGTTCTATTACTCTTGTGGAGAGGTATGAAGGAAAAAATAAAGATATTCCATCCTGTTATAATGTAGAACACGATAATACCGAGCCAAACATTCTTGAAATAGAAGCGTGTAGAAAGTGCAGTTTTGTAGACTGTAAGACTAAATGTAAAGAGAATCCAATAGTAAAAGAACCCGTTGTAGAACCAATTGCACCCCCAGTTGTTAAGGAAAGAAGGAAGCGCACACCGAAAGTAACTGCTCCTGTGGAAGTTGTTGAAACACCCGTTACACCTCCGGTCGTAGAAACCGAGAAATCTTCGGTTTCTACATTTCCAGATGCACTTTCTGTTGCAGCAACACAGCCAACAGGTACGGTTTCTTCATCCCCGGTTGCTTCTTCTAAACCAACCGGCATCGCGCGCATTGTAAAACTCGTTACGTTCTTCTGTAAGGGACAAAATATTAATCCCTCCGACATCACGATCAATCTGTTAAAGGAAAAGGCGTTTGATATTATCGAAGGATACGAAGATTCTGTTGTGCAGATTGCTATTGATGAGTTTAAGAAGGTGAATGGGAAATGATTCCGTTTGATGTCGATCCGATGGGGTATTATTTGGTAGGTATATGTGCTATTTTTGCCGTGTTGTCAATTATTATTTTTATTTTTGACAATACTAACACCAAAGCATTTTTTGAAGTATTTGCTTGTTTATTCGCAATATTATCTTGTATTTGTGCAGTAATATTTATTATTGGTGGTTCTACATACACCGATACAATAACAATATGCAAACATATTCAAAATAGTGATATGACTGTTATTGATACCAATGAAAATGTGTATTATATCTGTGATATAGTTACAAAATTTAAAGTGGCAGATAATGAAACGGTCAAAGTAAAAATTAAAGAAGAATTGGGTTATAAATGGATTTATTCTATCGATGCCCCAATTTCGTGCGGCAACCAAACTTGTGGGGTGTCACCATGACCACAACTCCAGAATCCATCGCCCGAAACCTTATCCGATTCTTTATTTTAATCGTTCTTGAAGCCGGTATCTTCTCCGGCATCGCTGCAACACTTCTCATAGGGGATTTAGTGCGTGCACTTGTAATCGTTCTTGCGATTATAACAGCAGTCGCGTGTGGGTGGATTGTGTGGAAACAGAAAACAAATTATATTGGAAACGAAGTTATTGAAAGTGCCGCGCGCAGCATTGCAAAGATATTTTTAATGATTGTATTTGTTGCAGGTATCATTCTTGGTATCGCAGTTGAATTGCTCACTGGATTGAATGTTGTTACTTTGGTAGCAGTTTTATTTGGTGCGCTGTTGGTAATGGGTGTGTGGTTGTTTAAGGAAATGTTGTTGGGGAAATGGTGGAAGTGAAATGATAACCAAAGTAACAATATTTGGGGTCGTTTTATTGATCGGGGGAATCGTATTAACACCAATCGCTTTTATGATGTATTTTTCAATGATGGGGCATCTTCCAGCATCGAGCGATTTTGTATTAAATCTTATTAATAATATAAAATCGGCATCAACAATAAGCGGTTGCGGGATTGGTATATTCTTCATGTTGGTTGGGGCGACTCTTGTTTATTATGAAAATGCAAAAATGGTTGGGGTTAATATTAAATGACAATAGAAATTACACTTCTTCCGATTTCATGTAGGACATTACACAAAATAAAGAAATTTTTATGTAATTTATCTGCCAACTTATTTGTATGGTCTATATTAATATTTGGATCTTTGATGTTATTTATTCCGCGAGATGTAACATTATGGCTTAATAACAGACGAATAATGCCACTCACAGAAATGGATGTTCTTTCAGAACGTATTGGAGGGGGTCTTATTATTGTCGGAGCGATAGTTTTAATGGCTATCATATACGGCATTAAAATTTCGTGGTGCAAAAAGGAGAAATCGAAATGACTACTTACACAAAAGAAGAATGGGATTCGCGTAAGATTACTTACGATGGATTTATGTCTGCCATTTTAGACATCTTGTTTATGGCATTATATTTACTTGGAGGAATGGCATTTTTAATTTATGCCTCTACCAATGTAACACCTTATTATCTCACGTGGGGTTATTTAGCAGTTGGGATATTTTTAACAGTTAACGCAATTGTTGTTAAGTTTTTTCATTTGCTGCAACCCCGAGATTGGTATGAAACGGAGATTACTATGATGAAAAAGAAAGTATAGACGAAACCCTTAAATAGAATACGCGTATATATACTAAACATAATCTTTTTAATTCGAGGTTGTATAATTGTCAAAACACAATACCTATTATTTAAAGTTGTATAGTCACGGTGATTTCTAATGAGTCACGGTCTGGAAAATCCATTAACCGTTAAGGCGAGAAATGCCAGACGGAATCGTTCTGCGCAACGTTCTGTGCAGGGTAATATTTATGAAAAAGAACATCCGGATCGTGCTGCCGAATATCGTAGAAGATATAAAGCAAAGAAAGGATCTTTCGCGCAGCAACTTATAAATGCGCGCGCGCCGTTGGTGTTTACTGCTGGCGATATTTGTCTCGCGTGCGATTTTCACATACCGTGCCACGATGAATCTCTTATTGATTATATGATTGGTGTTTGTAAAGATTTAAATATTAGGAAACTCGCAATCGACGGAGACTTCTTGGATTGTGATAACCTTAGTATTTTCACTAGTGTTACAGAGTCAAACCGAAGTGTGTCTATTACATGGAAGGCTGAAAAAGATGAAGGTCGAAAAATAATGACCCGCCTTCTTGAATGGTTTGAAGAAATTTATATTTGTTCTGGAAACCACGAGAATCGTATTATTGCACTTACTGGTGGGAAAGAAGGGTTTAAAGATATAGTATTAGCGATGATGCCGAGAAACATTACCATATCTGATTATGAAAGACGTGTTCATTCTACTACAGATGATTTTATGATTTTGAATCACAATTGTGTGGATGAAAATGGAAATGATCGGATTCAAGAATGGATGCTTTGCCACCCGAAAAACTTTAGTATTTTGCCTTTGAGAGTAGCGCGCGCGTTGTGTGCAAAATTCGGAAAGAATATTCATATGGCGCATGGTCACAATTTATTGCAGGGGCGTGATATAAGTGGGAGATTTATATGTATAGAAGGTGGGGGATTGTTTGATAGAGAGGCGTTGGAATATACTTGTAAAACGACCACACACCCGGTAATGAGAAGTGGGTTTTTCATTTTGAAGAACGGAGAGGCGTTGAAATTTGAGGGGAGGTCGTGAATGAAAATCCCATTATTTATATTAATATTAATGCTGGTATGTATATTATCAATGGCAATCGCAGTATATTTGCGCCATCCATTTCTTATGATTATTGCAATGCCAATTATGATGGTTGCTTCTATAATGATGCCGGATAAATATATGAACACGAATGTTTTTGTTGGTGCGTAGATGAAAACCCTCTACATCTCCGGCCCTTTCAGTCTCATACCCGACGGTTATGATGAACTCCACGGAACAGAAATCAATATTATTGAAGCGTCACGTTATGCGCTTGCTGCTGTCTATAAAGGGTGGGCACCATTCACACCGCATAAAAATACATCTGGGTTTCAACATGTTGTAGATATTGGTTATGATACGTGGATGAATATTTGTTTGGCATTTGTGGAGAAATGTGATGCCATTCTTCTACTGCCCGGATGGGAAAAAGTCAAGGAGCGACGATGGAACGAGAATTGGCGATTGCATTAGGTAAGAAGATTCTTACTCCAAAAAATGTTGATGATATATCGAATGTAGAAGAAGTGTTTGATGAGGGGTAAATAATATGAGCGACGACGACGACTCAATATTTATACTACGATGCATAATGATAATGTTTGCAGTTATTATATTGTGTGTTTTGTTTAACCAATTTGTTTTTCACATCACGCCACCGCAGCCCGAACCAACATCTCAATTAATTACAAAAAATATCGTTTTCACTAATAAAGAAGTTGTTGGTATATTTAATGGTTTTGGTTGTATGGGTGTAACAATGGAATTGTTTGATGAAAACGGTAATGGTTATTATTATTTGTCGCAACCATTTAATATCAAAATTATAAATATTGGAGATAATTATACAATCCAATATTATTGCAACAAAAATGATGATAGGCAAATATACTCGTTTACAGATAATACACCACAATTATCAGATCGTGCTAAATGTGAACATATTAATGGAACTTGTCAATGACCAAAGAATTTAACCCCACCATCGCATTTATAATTTCTTTTTTTGATGGTTTACTCGCAGGTGGAATTGGTGGCTGTGTGGGTGCAATTGTGGGAAGTATTATTGCTAGTATGTTATTTGGGGCTTGTTTCGGATTGGTAATGCTTGTGTTAGATTTTAAATATTCTTTTGATGAAATTTAATCGCGGTTTTCGCCTTTTACTTGACGACCCCAGATTTTGATCCCACTATAATATTCTCCACGTTGCTTTTTACCAAGCGCGCCAACGTTGGGTTCTGGTCGATTGAATGTTCTAGAGAATTGATTTTTGATATCAAGAGACATATTTATAGTATTGGATGTTTGTGTATTTAAAGGTTTCTACTATACCAATACTTTTATATCCTTTAAACGCGTATATATTAACAACATGAAAGAAGAGTTGTTAGGAACGGGAATTTTAATTTCTTTATTATCTGCCGTTTTTGCAGGATGTCTTGGGGGAGTCACGGGCATTATTATTCATTCATTTATTGCTGGTATCCTTTTAGCAATTACAGTCGGAACATTAATGTTATTTGTAGAGGGGTCTCCTATCTATGCCTGATCTCTGCTTAACTCAAGCCGAATACTCCTTCCATAACAACTCTCCTGTCATTAACATCTTCGGTCGTGACTCCTCCGGTGTTTCTCATCGTGTGGATGTGGTTGGTTTCAAACCTTATTTTTTTGTTCCCGCATCAGAATCCCCCAAAGCAACACCACCCTCCGAAGTTGATTCAAATGAATATTTTTCCATTCTCCATGAACCTTTGGTGAAAGTCATTACTCAAAAACCCGGTGACATTTTTGAATCGCGCGAGAAGTTTTCTAAACACTATGAAGCGGATATTTTATACACATTGAGGTTTCTGATTGATACAAAAATAAAATCTGGTTTCTCTTATACACAATCACCATGCACGATTGACGACATATTATTCAAAGATTTAAACTATCCCGCGCGCGTTTGTATTGTGGATATTGAATGTTCTGATGAACGCGGGTTCCCGGATGCAACGAAAGATCCAATTTTTTGCATTACTTGTCATGATAGTTTTACAAATCGTTATATTACATTTGTTGTCGCTACTTCACCTCTTATAGAAACACCTAAAGAGAACGGGTGCTTTGATCCCGCTCACCACGACGTTATAACATACACGGATGAAAAATCTCTTCTTGTGGATTTTTGTGAATATATCAAATCCACAGATCCGGATATTATTACGGGGTGGAACTGCGTTCCAGAAGATACAATGGTTGACACAAAAAACGGTCTTATACCAATTAAGGCATTAATACCGGGTATTGTTTTAAACACAGGTGGAAAAGTTGTATCCGTTTATAATACGGGGGTTAAGAATACAACTCGTATAAGAACATCTATTGGATGGGATTTTATTGTTGGGGAAGATCATCGAATGTTAGTTTCTCAAATTCCACAAGATCGTCATTATGTGTGGGAACATTGCGAAAACTATGAACCAACATACGAAATTTCTAAAAATATAACTTCTGATAGTATATTGCATATTCCAATACGGCAGTATGAAAATAATATTGGTCTCGGGCTTGATCCTTTTAATTGTTACAGGGCTGGACTTATTTATTCCGATGGCGCCAGACCAGATAAGTGGAGATTTAGATTTTACAATAAAAATATAAACCTCATTAATAGATGTTGCGGGGAAAACCATAGATGGTTTACAAAAGGTGTCTGGTGTTCTAATATATTGCAGCGAGATCTAAAAGGGGCAGAACATCTCATTCTGGTTGGTGATAAGAAACAACTCAATTTTGGTTTATTATCTCGTCTATCTGTAGAAGAGTTCGGGGCTTTTTTAGCTGGATGGTATGATGGCGATGGGTATTCAGATGTCTTTTGTATAGGAGATCATACTATTAATATTCGGCATTTTCAGTTATTTGCAGGATTTGGTGCGATAACTTCATCTACATGTAATATAAATTTACGGATCTTATGTATAACCCAAAAACTATTAGAGTGTATGAAAAAGTTTTTGCAGAAGAAAATAAAAAATAAAATCCATATAATTAAGAGAAAACGAGTTACTAGGAAAGATCATTTCAGATTTAATTTTAATAGAAATCTAACTAATATGTATCTGCGGGTAAAAAATGTAAGTAACGACGTGCCTAAAAATTGCTACGATATTGAAACGACAGAACATAATTTTTCGATTGGTTGCGTTGTACATAATTGTAATGAATTTGATATACCTTACATTCTGGGTCGTATGGATGTATTAGGTATCCCGCGCGATGCGTGGTCGCGGTTGCCTAGTGGAAACACCGGGCGCATAGAAATCAAAGGTCGTCAACTTTTTGATTTATTATCCGGGTATAAAAGAATGCATTTGGGTGAACAACCTTCTTATCGCCTTGATGCAATAGCATTAGAAGAATTGGGGAAACAAAAAATCCATCACAATGGAAAGGTTTTCGATTTATGGAAAGAAGATCCTACCAATCTGGTTTACTATAACTTCACTGATGTGGAATTATGTGTAGGTATTAATGCAAAAGACGAAACTGTTGAATTCCACAGGTATGTTGCTCATTATGCCGGGTGTCCTCTGGAAAAGACAACAAATAGTATGCCTATTATTGATATGTTGGTTTTGAGAGAAGCAAAAGAAAATGGGTTTATTTTACCTTCAAAGGCAAATTCTATAAATACACAAGAATCGTTTGAAGGGGCTACGGTTATTGCTCCCATGCGCGGAGTGCAAGAAAACGTTGCTGTTTTGGATGCTAAATCATTGTATCCAATGTCGATGATGACTATTAATGCATCTCCAGAAACCAAAGATCCAAAAGGAGAACTGCGCGCTCCTAATGGTGTCAGATTTAAAAAAGAACCCGATGGATTGGTTAGAAAGATTCAGGCGAAATTTTTACGTGAACGAGATGAGATGAAAAAGGAACGGAATAAGTATCCTTTTGATTCTCGTGAGTATAAACTTTTAAATATGAAACAGGACGTGGTTAAGGTTTGCATGAATTCTTATTATGGGGTTTCGGCAAATCCGATGTTCCGTCTTAATGACCGTGACGTGGGTTCGGCTATTACATCAGTAGGGCGCGCGCTTTTGGAGCACAACAAAAAACTTGTAGAACACGAAGAATATAAAATTGTTTTTGGTGATACCGATTCGGTTGGTATAAAGATACCAAAAAGTATTGGGAAAGAAGGAACTATGTTTATTGCGAAGGAACTTGAAACGCTTCTTAATAACTCATATCCACAGTTTGCAAAAGAAACATTAAATGCCGATGTTCAATATTTCTCCGTGAAATTTGAAAAATTATACCAGAGATTTTTTAGCGGCGGGAAGAAGAAGCGATACGCTGGACTCCTTATTTGGAAGGAAGGTGTAGACGCGCATAAAATTGATATTGTGGGTTTTGAAACCAAGCGGTCGGATTCCCCCAAGGTCACACGTGACGCAATGAAAACACTTATCGAGATGGTTCTTGAGGGCAAACCTTATGAAGAAATCAGAACTACTATTTCGGATGTTATACGTAAATACCGCGCGGGTAAATATAGTCTCGACGATGTAGGAATTCCCGGCGGCATTGGTAAACCATTGGAAGAATATGATATCCAAGATGCGCAGGTGCGCGCGGCGGTGTATTCTAACACTTATCTGGGAACGAATTTTGGTAAGGGGTCAAAACCGAAACGTTTATATATTAAGAATGTTACTTCAAAATATCCGCGCACGGATGTAGTTTGTTTTGAGTATGCGGATCAAATAGATAGAAACATTTTTATAGTTGATGTTGATACAATGTTAGAGAAGACTTTAAAGACTCCGTTATCACGGATTATGGAACCGTTGAATTTCAACTGGTGCGAGTTTGACCCGGCGACTCCGACGTTGGGGAAGTGGGGTTTTTAGAAAGGTTTAAATATTAAAACTATTGGTGGTATATAAATTAGTTGTATAGTAAATTTTTATAGTATATAAAGTTAACCTATATATTTCCGAACCAACATTTTAAATAGAAACAACACCTATATTCTATGACTGGTGGATACCCGAGCGGTCAAAGGGGCCGGATTCAAAATCCGGTGTTTAGTGCTTCGAGGGTTCAAATCCCTCTCCACCAATTGTAGAAATATTTAAATACTATTACAACATACACTATTATATATCATGACAGTAAATATAAACGTATCAACATCTATTCTATCATTGCGTTTACTGTCCAGTTTGACGCTTCTCACCACATCGTGAGGGTGTTTTGTATTGGTTTCATCTTGCTGCCTTGGGCGAGTCTGGTTTATGCCGCAATTCTGCTAAAGTTGCTTTCCTGATCGGAAACGAAAGTTCAAATCTTTCAGGCAGCGTCGCCGGATAAGCATCTGTTGGTTTGGTGCATTCGATCTGTAATCGAAAGGGCGGGAGTTCAATTCTCTCATCCGGCTCATATTATTGCCAACGTGGGGAGTGCGGTGCGCTAAACGGTCCTGAAAACCGTCGCCCTTAACAGGGTTGCAGGTTCAATTCCTGTCGTTGGCGTCCTCTTACATAGGGGAAAGTATAAATGATTTGAAAACATATAAGTTATGTGTGAATGGGACAGCACGGTTGACTCCACTGGATCGAGGTTCCAGACAAGGAAACGACGCAAGTTCAAATCTTGCTTCACACATCGCGTCCGTGGCGAAACGGTTGAACGCAACAGTCTTAAACACTGTGACGAAGCGAAACATTTCAGGTTCAAATCCTGACGGACGCATCCCATTGTGGGAAATCGAGAGTGATTGGAACAGAAGCCGACTTCACCGGATTTAGACTCCGTACAAGGAAACATCGCCGGCGCGCATCCGGCATCACTCATTTGGGTCTGTGTATCCAGAACGGCTATGGAACCGTCTCAAACACGGTCTATGTGTAAGCCGGTTCAACTCCGGCCAGACCTATTAAAAATCCCCCTTCCATACACCAACATTAACACAGTGGTTATGTTTGGTGTACACAAAGGGTAATTAAAAAAGATTAATAAATTTCCAAACCGCTTTTAATTGACGTCTTTATCTTCATCCTTTGCTTCTTTTTTCTGCGTCGCTCGCGGATACAGGTCAGAAAAGTACTTGTGGATATCAAAGGAATCCGGAAGGAGTTTATCTTCAATAAGAAGCACGATAAGTTCATTTAATGCTTCTGCATAGATTGGTGCTTCTGCGGTGCGCACAGCACTGTTAAGCGCGCTGATGAGGCGTTCTTTCTTCTGTACATATTTCATTGCTTTTTTCATTTCATCTTCGGTATAAGTTTCAGTCATATTTATCAATTTCCTCCAGTTTTTTAGTTCTTCTCTTAATGGATTCTTCCGCAACGGTCGCTAGGTTAAGACCGCGCGCGCGTCCGGCTTCGGCGATTTTTCTATCAATTTTAACAACAGCATCGCGTGTCATGATTTACACATATGTTCCGTTTGGAAACATATGTATATAGTAAACACCAACTAATATATATACCTTTGCATTAGACTTAAGAAGCGAGAGAGGTGCATTTTACATGTTTGAGAAAGTTACGACTTACCTCAAGGACGCATATCACAAGGGTATGGAGCTCGTTCACGACTCCGAGGCAATCGGTGAGGCAACTCTCGCCGGTATCGGGATGGTCGTCGGTGGGGCAATCTTCATCGTCATCGGTATATTCATGGTAGGAACTTTGTTCAACAGCCTTCCGATCCTCACGGGTATCATGAATACGACCATGAGCAACGCACAGAGCAATGTGTCTCTGGCATTTACTTTCTTGGGTATCGCTCTGTTCCTTTTGGGTGCAATTGTCCTTCTCCTCGAATTCATCCCGGTTATCCGGATCTTCGTAGGTGGAGAGCGTCAGTGAGCCTTTAAGGGTTTTGGTGTAGGAATTTTCCTACACCATTTAAAAACAAATTTCTTTTATTGGTTTTTAAAATAATATTCTTTTGGTAATATTTGTAATTTGTATTTTTTGTGATGCTCAATATGTGAATTTTTAAACATTGTTACTCCGTTATCTATATTCCACATATCTTCACAATTTAAAGCATCTTCTATCGAAGTTATATTAAATCTTTCCATAATTAAAGATACCGCGACAATATGATGCGCTTCGATATTGTGATTTCCAAGACTTCCTGTAAAACAATCTCTATAATGGTCGCGTTCAAAAACTTTTCTTCTCCACTCGAACATTTCCGGTAATGCACGGATTGCTTTATCCAATTCTGTAATACCACCTTTCCAGTTAAGATTGTTTTCACCACTCATATTTTTTCTAAATCCATCAGACTTTTTTATTCCTTTCATCGATTTGCTCATTTTATTTCTAATTTCTATCGGAGTTTTAATTCCTTTATTCCACGAAGATTTTCCTTTATGTGATATACTCATCTTTTCTTTTGTTTCTTCCGATGCCTTTTTACCAAGATGAGCAATACGATTTTTTTCTATAGATTCCGGAGTCACGTTTGGCTTTAATCCTTTGTGAGATTCGGATAAATGTTTTTTATGTTCTTCTGATAATGGGATACCTTTTTTCTTTATGCTCATTTTATTTTTAGATTCTTGTTTATGAGGGACACCTTTATTCCAAGGGATTCTACCTTTACAAGATTCACTCAATTTTTGTTTTGCTTCTTCTGATAATGGTATTCCTTTATTCCACGGGTTTCTTCCTTTTAATTTATTTCGTGTTTCTTCAGACGGATGTTTATTTTTATGTGCTTCGCTGTTTTTTCTTATCCACTCGTCGTATTTTTTTGGATCTTTCGGAGGAGGCATGTTATTTATTATTTTTGAAATGTATGTCTTTGTGACAATCTACACAATATGTTATACCATTATCTATGTCCCACAATTCTTTACAATTCTTTGCATCTTCCAGTGTTAATATATTATATTCTTTTAAAATCAAAGAAAATAGTTTTATGTGGTGTGCTTCTAAATACCCACCGCGCGTTTTGCATTTTTGGCAAGTATAATTATCTCTAATGAAAACGGCAATTACCCATTCTCTATATTCCCACGACTCACGGATCATTTTATTCAATGGAGTTATCCCACCTTCCCATCGGGATGCATTTTCTCCTCTATTTTCTTCACTCATTCCTATTCTAGTTTCTAACGGGAAATGATATCCAAGTTTTTTAGTATTCCCCAATTGCGCGTTGTGCATTTTTATATGTGCGTCAAATGTATGATGTTCTCCAAACATCGGATTGTTTTTTCCCATTTTTGATTTGCTTATATTTTCACAATGTTCTTTTGTTCGTGGGGGTTTCGGTTTGTTTTTTAATGCGATACTTTGGTTATGCTTGGATACTTCTGTTGAAGGCACACCTTTATTCCAAGGAATTAGACCTTTATGTGACGCGATCATTTTATCAGTGGTGGATTGTGATGCATGTTTCCCTATATGGGATAATCTTTGTTTTTCTATCCATGCAGCATATTTTTCCGGATCTTTCGGTGGTGGCATATCTATTCTTTCTTCGTGTGTCTTTTGTCGTGGCAATCAACACACAATGTAACTCCGTTATCAATGTCCCATAGTTCTTTACAATTTAATGCGTCTTCGATAGTTCTAATATTATTATCTTTTATAATTTGAGCAAATGTTTTTCTATCGTGGTGACTTTCCATATCTCCCCCGCGTTTCCCACATTCTCTACAGGTGTAATCATCTCGTTCAAATACACCATATTTCCAAGTATCATATTCAGGAAGTCTTCGTATTGCTTTATCAAGTGCGGTTATCCCCCCTCTATAATTGGGATGGTCGGGTCCACGATGTGCTGATTTTCTCATCTTAATTTTGGTTTCATCAGAATGGACATAACCAAGTGTTCTGGTATTTCCTATTAAAGATTCACTTATTTTTTCGCATGTTTCTAAAGATGATTTCATTCCAAGTTTCGACACTCGAATCTTTTCTTTTGTTGCATCAGATAATTTTACACCTTTCCTTGGAGACGTTTTTCCCATATTGGCCTCACTTAAATGCTTACGATGTTCCGGTGTCTTGGGTTTGTTTTTAAGCCCCTTGCTAATATGTTCGCATTCTTCTTTAGATTTTATACGTCCTTTATTAGACTCGCTTATTTTTTCACAATGTTCTGGGGATAATGGAATATTTTTCCTTTTATCAGCAGCCTCATCAATGTGTTCTTTCCACAATCTGTATCTTTCCGTACCTTTTTGTAGTGGCATTTTAATACTCCTTTTTAAATTTGTTCTTTCGCTTCCCACGCTTCTGAAAATTCCCGTTCTTTATATAAATCTGCAAGACCCATTACTTGTTTTAACCGTAACACTTCATCGGGTTCCATCCCCAGTTCATGACCAATCTTCTCGTTACTCCATCTGCGATGTGCTAGTTCTTGTACGATTTCGCTCATACCCGATACGATATGCTTCCCCCGCGCGCGGTTGTGCCTGATTGTGGAAGCCATACGATCATTACGATCAGTTCGTTCTTGATTGACTTTAACAATGGGTAAATATCCATGTGTACGTGTAATGACATCTTTGCTTTCCTTTCCTACTCTTGTTCTGTGGAATCCATCAACAACTTCAAAAATATTGTTCGTTTTCCAAGAAACTACCGGTTGCGTATATCCATCTTCTATGATTGAAGTTTCAAGTAATTTCATCTCCGGGGGTGCAACGGTATTTGGGTTATAATCGTTTTTTCCCACTGTTTCAGATTTGACCCATAACACAAGATCAACCGGTTCATTTTTCATTGGACTTGTTTCGTGAAGAATTGTTCGTATTTGATTGAGTAAAAACAATTGTTCCGACTCTGAATATTCAGATAGTTCTTTTGATATTTCTTTTGTTTTTTCGATTAAATCAGATCCCATTTTTCTCTCCTTATTTTCATTAATTTTAAATATTTTTCATATGCTGATGTTTTTGTTGGTGCGAAAGAAAGTGTTCTGCACCAAAAATCATTCCGGAGAATGGTCTTACATATTCGTTTCCACGATGGATGATTATCAGAACTTCCACAATCTTTGGGTTGTGTATCAGGTATTGTAATACCTTTATCTTGATACCACTTCAAGTAAACAGCGATTTTGTTTTTATAATGTTCCGATGTTTTTGTGGGCATTGAATCAAGAAGGTGTGTAGCGAATGATTTCCAAGTATGCTCCGTCGGTAAAACAATTTGATTGATTCCTAATACATTACCTTTTTCATTTGCATAAATGGATCCCATATTTGCTCCATTCACGCGCGCGACAACTTTCCCCCAAGTATCTGGTTCAATTGCATGAAATAACCACAATCCTTGTCGCTGTTCCGGGCCATATGGTTCGCATATTCGCATCTTATGGAGAGGCACACCAGCACGCGCCATTTGATCATAGAGTTTATTATACGGAAGATTTGTTCTGCCGTGGAATGTCCATATATCATCTACAGTCCAATCGTAGATTGGGAATATGTTACAAACACTTTTATCGACTGTGGTATAGCATTTATTATCGTAAGAATGTTTCTTTCCTGCTCCTATTGTTCTCCATCTGTTTAATGATTCGCGCGTACGAATACCTACGAATGAAGCAGTCGGAGTCCCATTAGAATACCATTGAAGGAATGATGGAACAAACTCTTCGAATGTCATGGCGTAAGAATAGAATGGTAGCATCGCAGGGTCAGTTATAGCAATAGATGGTGGTTGTCTCACCCACAAACTTTCCTTATCTGGCTCCCACGAAATCCACTCCGGTTCAAATTGGGAAACAGCATTAACGGTTTTTAAAGGGAGTGAGATCCAGAAAGGGATTATGAGATCTTCGTAAAGAGTGAACATTTCTGATACGTGATCTATTGTGTATTTATATTGCGCCTCCCAATCTACAAAAAGAACGGCGAACTTACGATTACGTTTTTTTGCTTCTGTTGCTACAAGATGTAACATTACAGTAGAATCTTTCCCCCCGGAAAAACTTACACAAATCTTTGGAAAGGTATCAAATGTCCAAGAAATTCTTTGTTGCGCTGCTTCAAGAACATTAATTCCAAGAGGGTGTTTCCAAGAAGGCATCGATATAATACATTATGCTCTAATAGTATATAAAAGTATTGGTAGTCAATTAAAAGGTATTGTAATCAAACGTGTAGAAAGAGGAAATAAATCAATCCTTCTCCATCCTCTCCCTACATTCATCACAAATATCCGGCGACTCATAAAAAACCTGACAATCACAACCCCACATCATCTTCTCGAAATATGAAATCGTTCCCGCCGTGTCGTATTCTGGAAAGTGTGCTTTGAGGATATTCCGCGTGAGCCGAAGTGTGGAATCACAATCATTGATAAACGTAGGTTCGTTATTAAGCCGCGCGTCGCGCACATGCAGGTGTTCAAAAAGCAGTCCTTTGAACCGGTCGAAATCTTCCGGCGATACATCGGGTGTTAAGATTTGCATAAAATGTATTGGTTGTGGAAGTATAAATAAATTACTCTTTCATTTTCTTAATTTTTCCAACTCACACCATCCCGGTATCTCACCACGAATATCGGGTATAAGATGATAATCTTCGTTATTACGTATATTAGCATATTTTTTCGTGTGCATTTTACAATAAAACCGATCTGCCGCATAACTAGCGCAATTGGGGCAATGCGCACATCTCGTTATTTCTTTCTTGAAAAGGCGTGGTATTTCAAACCTCCTCCAAAAACCTCTCATAATAACTCTTTGAAAACCCATCCACGATATTAATGTGATCCCATTTGACATTCAATCCATAGAGACCACCTATTTTGTAGTATGAAGTAATGATGCCATAGTCACCGATATTAATATTATCGAATGGGGCTAGTGCTTTGACGTGGTGATTGATTTTTGTTTTAGCTTCGGGTAGGGTGAAGTAGGTGGGCATTATGATACATCCTCATAAAATATTTTATGTGAATTTAAATATTTCCTAATTGCTTTATCACTTTGATCTATCCTTCCAAACCAATGATATATTCCTTCAACAATATGTCCTTCATCTTCACTATTGTTGTGTTGTTCAATCATTGTTCTGAAAAATTCTTCATCGGGTATTTTGTCTTTATCTACACAAAAAGATGAAGAACTTGAATTAGAAACAAATCCCAATCTGATTTTCATTAGTCATCCCTCCATGCAGCTTCAAGCGTTTCAACCATGATAGGATCAATTTTAAAATTATTACAAATGATGTTACAACCATTTTGTACTCTAGATAAGAATGCGCGTTTCGTTTCATCCATCCCCATTTTGTCGTAACTTACACCAATATAGCACCCACTATCACCTTCATAGGGATAGTGCATTTCGAAATCGGTAAGTTCAGTGTGTTTTTTCTGCATACTTTCGAGCCAATCATAATCGTCTTCATATTCTTTTGGAATTTCATCAATAATCATTCCCACAATAAGGAACGACGATGATGAACTGTTACTTACGAAACCCATTCTAATTTTCATATTTGCATTTCTCCTTATAGTTGTTAATCTCTTCTTCTAAATTAAGATTATATTTTTCACAAATGTATTCATTCAAAGATTGTGTTATTTTACGAATGTGAATTCCGCAATTTGGGCAAACGGGGTCTTCATCCCAATCCCACCCCGAAAATTCTCTGTTACATATTGGGCAATAAAATGATGTTGACGAACTGTTACTTACAAATCCAAGTCGTGTTTTCATTTAATCCCCCCATTTTATAATATTTTGATTAACCCCAATTTTACATAAAAAATCATACATGTTGAAATTATCCATACTGGTAGATCCGTATATATAGATATCATCTTCACTTATATACCATCTGCTGTATTCGTCTGAAGGTGTGTGATTTTTTATAGCTTCAATTTGCCATTCAGTCAAAAGATTTTTGCATATAATGAATGAACTACTACTTGAATTACTTACAAATCCGTTTCTTGTTTTCATTTTAACCACCTCAATGATTTGAAATTATAATACATGGAATCATCTTCCAATGATCCCCGTGTTCCATTTGGTTCATAAATTCTCCGTCGTTATCGGAATATGAAATCATATAAAGATCATATTGATCTGCCATTTCACGAACAAGTGATTGTACTATTAAAGTGTTCCATGTTCTACCAGCGGTCTCCATTTTCTTTATAATTTTTTCGCGTTCGGCATCTCCGAAGTTATTTCCATGATTGTGTGGTTCACAGAATGTATCAACGAAGGTATATGTGAACATTGAAGTATCGGGTTGCGTCCCATCTTTGGTATGAGATGTCAGATATTTTTCTACTTTGTTCAATTCACATGGTTTCTTTAAATGTGCATCATCCCAAATACGTTTGAGACATTCGCGGTATGTTTTTAAACATTCGGAATATTTATCTTCAATATTATCAAGGTTAATTGATGTACCATCTCCTTCTATCAATTCTGTTTTCCAGTTAAATAGGCCATTTTCACACCAATCTTCAAATGTTTTACAGTCTTTGTCAATTCCTACGATGAATGAACTACTACTTGAGTTTGATACAAAGCCGGTTCTGGTTTTCATACTTAACAGCCTCCAAATTTGAGATCGAATAGCGGGCAATTCCTGCATCCATTTTTATCTTTGTTTCCAATAACCGATTTTCTAAAACGGTTATACTGTTCGTTATTCCACACATCAGTAGTAAAGTCATTGATATTAAGCATATCGATTCCGGTGTATCCGCATTCGTTTTCACTAAATGAACATGGGAATGCTTTACCATCAACGTTAATGTACATGCTAAATAATGTCGATTCACACGGTTCAATATATTCTGCGCATTCTGACATCACATTCATTACCTTTGGGGCTGAACATGAGTCAAACCCAAGCCTTACATTATTTGTTTTCAGGTAGTTTATGAGTTCGTTATAATGTGCTTCAGAAACCGAGTGTAATGTATTTCTGTTGCCCTTTGGCTTCAACCACAGAAATACTACTGCATTAAGATATTTTTTGAGTGTTGGGTCATTGTGAGCCTTCTGTGCTATATCCATGCACTTATCAAATGTTTCTTCTGAAAGGAGGCAGTGAATATTGACTTGGTGAAGGCCCCGCTTACCAAGTTCGGAAATTGCAGTGCGACAGGAGTTATAATCATAGAGCGAGACAGCAACTGCTCCACATAATTCGGATAATTTATCATAATCGTGTGGTGTCATGCGCGCTCCGTTAATTGTGATATTTGGAATAACACCATTGGCGCGAGTGTATTGCATGATTTTGTAGAGATCGGGATTACCATCGATGTCTCCGATCCCAAAAGCTATTTGCGTGATAGTTTTCGGGAGTTTATCAAAAACCTTTTTGAAAGTATCGAGATTCATATATTTTCCGTCGTGAGTGTTTGACTTGTAACAGAATTTACATCCATGATTGCAGATTGTGGAAATTTCAATATCTGCGATTTCAGGGGATGGTGCATATTCTGGGTCATCATCAAGTGTTGATCCCCATCGTTGGAATGTGCCGTTGATTTTGTTAAATACGAAGTTGTAATTAGGGGAAATTGCGGTTTTCATTTTAGGCGTGTCAATTATTTGCATTTTAGTGCTCCGGTTCGTAACTCATGCAAATCCCGAAAACGTCTTTAAAACCTTCTTCGAATTTGCATCCTACTTCTTCAATGCACGAACTTATATTATTCTTGCACGTCCCGCAACAACGCGCGCGGTAGCCGGTGATCATGATTGGCATTATAAACGCCTCCATGTTATAAATGTGCTGTGGGTTATGATATTGCCGTAATTTGGATCTACTATACCGGGATCCGTCTTTATATATTGAATGCCTTCCTTCTCTAGTAAATAAAGAAGTTGTTCAATTCCTACAACGATTTCGGTCATGGTCCCTCCCGAAATAAACACGATAATATTTCTCGAAATCTTTGTTTTAAAGATTTCTTTTGGGTTTGTGCATCAATAATTTTTTGAAACGGCTCCCATTCGCTGTTGGGTAGTAATTTAAATGTGGACGCTCTTGGATAGGGAGATCTCTGTTGTTCGGTCATCTCATCCCTCCCTCTCAAATGTCACCTTCACACCATTAAGGTGCCGAAGTGTGGCAATTTTCGTTTGAATATTTTCCGAAGCATAAAACCAATCAAATGCTTCATTGATAGCATCTTTAAGATTGGTTCCACCGTAACTTGTGAATTCTACAGATTCCATTATAATGTGTTTCATCTCATTCACCATACAGCGCTTCAATCGCATCGGGATTTGTTTTCATCTGTTCAACGAGCGTTTCGTGTGCGGTGTCACCGGCATCCGCAATCATGTCAATAATCCATTGTGGAAGTTGTTTTATGGTCATTTGTTGTCACCATCAAATCCTTACAGTTTCAAGAACCGTGAAGTTTTTATGTTCATATACATCACTGTAGGGTTCAAATGCTACAATGCGTTTACATTTTTTACATTGAAATAATGTTATTTTGGGTTGGTCATGAACAAAATTACTAGTAATTTCTTCCCAATCACCGGATAAACATTCTTTACAAATTCTCTCTGTCATCTCACTTCTCCCTCCTCAAAGAAATTCTCTCTTCATAATAATCATCGCGCGGCACATGTTCCTCTTTGATTTCCACATTGAGGTGTGGGTAGTAGGTTGGCATTTCGCCAGTTCTCGCTTCGTTTAACATACTCATAACAACGCGTCCTATCAATATAAACATATCTACGAAACATTTATAAGTAAATACCAACTAATAGAAACATTAATATGTCAAAAGATTTTTACAACGATTCTGTTATCCAGTTGA